CCAATGGTATTTTGTTTGCTGATGCACGTTGGGCTGGTAATGGTACCACAGATCCTGTAGCAGATCCATTCCCAACCATTGTGAGTTTGTTGACCAGTGATTATTTGGACTTGGATGCACCCGATCCTGCGCTGTACCCCCAGGGCATGTTGTTGTGGAACACACGCCGTTCAGGCTACAATGTCAAGAGTTTCCAGTTGAATTATTTCAATTCAACCACATTCCCCGATGACACACTGCCCACAGTGACCAACACATGGCTCACAGCATCAGGCAACAAGGCCAATGGTGCCATGTACGCTGGCCGTTTGGCACAACGCAAACTAATTGTGTCTGCATTGAAGTCAGGTATTGACACCAGTTTGACAGCAAGAGAAGAACAAAATCAATTCAACTTGATTGCAACTCCTGCCTATCCTGAACTGGCTGTAAACATGGTTGCACTCAGCAACGAACGTGCCAACACATTGTTTGTGGTAGGTGACACTCCCATGCGTCTGGCTGCCAATGGAACTGACCTGGTCACCTATGCCACAGACAACGGCGGCCTGGGATTGCCAACAGAAGACGGCCTGGTCATTGGATCACCTTACTCTGCTGTGTTCTATCCTTCGTGTCAGACCACAGATTTGTCAGGCAACACAGTGGTACAACCACCAAGTCACATGATGGTGCGCACCATCCTGCGCAGTGATGCTGTGAGCTATCCATGGTTGGCTCCTGCAGGCACACGTCGTGGTGTGATTGACAATGCCACAGCCATTGGTTTCATTGAGAGTGCCACTGGTGAGTTTGTGCAAACTGCCATTGGCCAGGGCTTGCGTGATGTGTTGTATTCAAACAATATCAACCCAATTACATTTATCCCAGGAGTTGGTATCACAAACTTTGGTAACAAAACACGCCAGGCCACCAACACTGCACTGGATCGTATCAACGTTGCTAGACTGGTAGCATTCCTGCGTGGACGCCTGGAAGAAATTGGCAAACAGTACCTGTTCGAACCAAACGATCAAATCACACGCAATCAGATCAGCAACACTGTAAACAGTTTGATGATTGACTTGGTCGCCAAACGTGCCTTGTACGATTACTTGGTAGTGTGTGACTTGAGTAACAACACCCCATTCCGCATTGACAACAATGAATTGTGGTTGGACGTAGCTATTGAGCCAGTGAAAGCCGTGGAGTTTATCTATATTCCATTGCGGATCAAGAACACTGGAGAAATCAGTGGTGTGGCAGCATAATGAAAACGGGGGCCTAAATTGGGCCTCCATTTCAGGTAAATAAACACAACAGGAGATATAACAAATGCCATCAGCATCATTAAACAAAATGACAGTACCATTGGCCAGCGATCAAAGTGCCAGTGACCAAGGACTGTTGATGCCCAAACTCAAATATCGCTTTAGAGTGATTTTTGAAAATTTTGGACCACAAAGTGCTACCCCAGTGACTGAATTGACCAAACAAGTGGTAAGTTTTACTAGACCTACATTGACCTTTGAAGAAATTCCATTGCCTATTTACAATTCAACATTGAAACTGGCTGGACGTCACTCATGGGGTGATGTCACATGCTCAGTGCGCGACGACGCTGGTGGCAACATCACCACGTTGATTGGACAGCAAATGCAGAAACAAATGGACTTTTTAGAAATGAGTTCAGCGGCTAGTGGTATTGATTACAAATTCATAACCAAAGTTGAAGTATTAGACGGCGGTAATGGCGCTACTGCCCCAGTGGTATTGGAAACATTTGAACTGTATGGTTGTTACCTCAAAGCTGCCAACTACGGCGACTTGAACTATGGCACTAACGAAGCAGTCACAATTGAAATGAGCATTGCTTACGACAACGCCAATCAGACCCCAACTGGTGTTGGTGTTGGCACAGGATTTGGACGCACTATTGCTGGTGCTGTCACAGGTGCTGGTCAGTAAACATGGCAAATTTTGGACAAGACTTTCTCAAAGGGGTAACCCAAGGGCTTGACCTCAAAAGTTTTGGCAAAAATGTAGTCGAAGGATTTATAGGCAACGATGTCTTGCGTGATTACACTCACGCAAGCAAAACTTTTACTACTAACGCCTACGAACTCAAACCCAGATTCAAGTTTTTATTCCATGTCAGCTTCACGCTGAATGTCACTCAGATTCCTTTTCTGACCAATGCATTCAGTGCTGACGATCAAATGAATCTCAGTCTCACAGTAAAAACTGTTGACCTGCCCAAGTTCAACATCGATACCGAAACGCTGAATCAATACAATCGCAAAAGAATCATACAGAAAAAACTCAATTATGAACCAGTGAATATAACATTTCATGATACCAGCAATGACCTGGTGCGTAAAATGTGGTACTACTACATGAGTTACTATTACAAAGATCCATCAAACCGATACCTAGATCCTAACAACAACAATGGCACCAATGGTCAAAGTAGTCTGCGTACAGCAGGTTTTGGTTACAATGATCGAGACATCTACGACGACAAACGTATTGGCGAGGTCAACGACTGGGGCTACATTGGCGAAGCCTACAACGATGGCAACATGACTGGTACCACGGGCAAACCGGCCTTCTTTAGTGACATCAGAATCTACGGCATGGATCAACGCAAGTTTGCTGAATATGTGCTGATCAATCCTTTGATCACCAGCTGGAGTGGCGATACCTACAGTTATGCTGAAGGTGGCGGCATCATGGAGAATACCATGACAGTGGCCTATGAAACAGTAAAATACTATGCAGGTGCTGTGGGGTCAGCACAGGCCGGTGGCGATCCCAATGTCCAAGGATTTGCCACAGATGCACACTACGACAAAACTGTTAGCCCTATTGCCAGACCTGGTGCCAATGCCACAGTGTTTGGCCAAGGTGGCCTGCTGGAAACTGGCGGCGGAATTCTCAGCGACCTGCAAAGTGGCAGTGTGTTGGGCCTAATTGGTGGTGCACAAAAAGCAGCACGACTGAATCAAACATTCAAAGGTAAAAATCTTGGCAGTCTGGCTGCCAGCGAAGCCGTGAAACTGGGCACACAAACCATTCAACAAGGTGTCACCGCCGGTGGAGTCAGATCAGTGGCCAACAAGACTGACGGTTGGGTTTTCCCCACACCAACATTCATAAGAAACAACACTGGTGTTAATCAAACACAGGCTGAAACCAACAGGTTATTAAGACGATGAGCACTGTAAATTACGCCAATCCCAACACCGACTTGTCTGTGAGAATTTTTGACGATTTTTACAGCTATGATGTGAATATTCCTGCTGAGGAATATGATGTGGTACACACTTATTTTTTGAGTGTGATGACCACACGACAGGCCGCAGGCAACTTCACTGTGAGTCTGTTTAGAGTGGCCGAAGACACTGGTATTCCTGCACTGACCTTGTTGAAAGAATTTCAAGGACTCAATGGCATGAGTCTCAGTGCAAGTTTGGCCTACTATCTCAACAGCATTCGCAGTAGAGCCACATTGCTAGGTGTGGGAACTCCGGTGACTCCCAACTTTTATCAGGCTAGAAATGTACTGGTATGAGTCACTGGGCACAAGGACCATACACAGTAATTAACCGCAAAAAGTACGTGGGCAACGGCACACCACGTTACAGATCAGGCTGGGAACTCAGCTTCATGAAATTCTGTGACAACAACGACCATGTGTTGCAATGGGCGTCAGAAAGCGTGGCTATCCCTTATCGTCACCCACTCACAGGCAAGATGACACAGTACATTCCAGATTTTCTAATCACATATCGTACCAGCAACAACACTGTGAAAGCAGAACTGATAGAAATCAAGCCCAAAAAGCAAAGCGTGATTGAATCAAAAATGAGTGCCAAAGATCGTGCTGTGGTGGCCATAAACTATGCCAAATGGGACGCAGCCACCAAATGGGCACGCCGCAACGGGCTGATGTTCAGAGTTATCACCGAGAACGATATGTTTCACAACGGCCGAGCTTGACCCATAAATAGGGCATGACTCGTAAACTTGAATCCTTGTTTGACCTACCTCCGTCAACGCCTGCGGAAGATGAACCCGGCCCACAACCAGCAGAAGACTTTCGTGCTCAGCTGCAAACCCTAGACGACACCATAGACAAAATTGATGCTGCCCTGCCTGGAGTGCGTGGGCTGGAAGCCAATGATACAGAAATGGATTCTTTGTCCAAAATGGCAACCGACAGCTATGATGAATTGATGACGCTGGGCATGCAAGTGGATTCAAGATTTGCTAGTGAAATATTCAGTGTGGCCAGCAACATGTTGGGACATGCCATCACAGCAAAAACAGCCAAGATGGACAAGAAGCTGAAAATGATTGATCTACAGTTGAAGAAAATGCGACTGGACCAACAACAAGCGGTGATAGACGCCCGGGCCGCAGATGGTGGCGAAGAAGCCATGCAAACAGCACAGGGCATGGTACTGAGTCGCAATGATTTATTGGATCGGTTGCTGGCCAGCAAAGATCAAAAAGATAAAAAAGAATAAATATGTTACAGGAACCTGATATGAAAAATTTTGCCCATTACCTCGCCGAAAGCGAACGTGTCTACAACTATCGTATCAAACTGCTGGGTAAACCACCTGGCGATTTGGTGTCACAGTTGAAGAAAAAACTGGATCAATTTGATCCTGTGAAGATGGGTGAACCCAAGACCACCCCTATACAGATCATTCCCACTGACTTCCCCAACAACAAAAATGACTCAGTAACAATGTTTGATGTCAGCTTCCGGTATCCAGCTATTGAACCACAGATCAAACAACTGGCACAGTTGTTGGGATTTGATCCCAATCACATCGTCATGCAGACCACACCACATGTGGATGGCCTGGTGGATGAATATGAACGAGTCGATGCCGAAAACAAAGACTTGCTGGGCGACACAGACTATCCTGCTCCTGACGCAGAACAACGGGCCTTGAGCAAAGACTATGCCACTGGTCCTTATGACCATGCTGTGTTGAAAAATGCATACCGTACTAATTTCACCGTTGCTGGTGGCAAGACACCTCCAGCCAAAACCACAAATGATATTCCAATGGGCGACAAGAGCCCAATGAGCAAGATCAATCGTCCACCCAAGCCAGCCACTGGCGCCAACCCAAGAGGATAATACAATGAGTTTCTTTTACGATTTAAACAAAAAACTAGACAGCATCCGTGCCACACCCGAAGTAACACACAAGCAACTGAACGAGCGTGACATGAGTCGTGCTGCCAAGGGCTACGAAAAGTACGGCAAAGAAGGCATGGAAGCCTTGGCCAAGGCCGGCCGCGAAGGCAAAGCTCTTGATCCTGTTAGAAAGAAATATGACAAGTACGACAACACCGAAGTTGACGAAGGCGTCATGGACATAGTCAAGAGTGTTGGCAAGCGAGTTGCCAGCGGCATCAACCGGTTAGTTGGACATGGATCAGATGAAGACATGCGCAAGGCTGTACAACGCAAAGCAGGTGCTCCTGTGACAGGCAAGAAGCCTGAACAAAAAACCACAGAAGCAGCCAAGTACCGTGATCCCAAGTACAAAGACAAATTGTACACACAAGAACCACCAGACTATACATACGGTCCTGATATGGATGATGCCTACGATAATCCAAAACCAGATGACTATGCTGGTAGAAAACGCAAAATAGGCGGCGGCGAATTTGATCATAATGATCCACTGGTTAAAGGATTTGGCCGTTCAGGTACAGGTAGTCCTGTAGAAAAAGGCCCAAGAAAAGGCCTGCCCACACGTAATCAAATCACCAGTCTCAAAGGCAGTATCAAAGCTGCTCGTGGCACACATGCAGAACCAAACTTGCCTGAAGCCGCCGGAGCAATTGATTTTGATAAAGTGTTGGATGCCATTGCCGCATTGTACGGCGATGACATGTGGAACAATGATGCCATGCAAGACTTGGCAAACGAGCTTGAACAAGCTGGACCAACTGATCGTGAATTAGATTTTATTATTGCTAAAGGTCGTTTGCCAAAACGTCTAGCTGGTATACAATTCTCAGCAGGTGATAGTGTGCAATTTGGTGAAAGTGGTGCTTCGATGACTGCCAAACAAAAGTCATTTGCCAAGCTAGCACCTCCTGCAAACAAAATCACTTTTGCCGACAAGATCGCCGGCGCCAAAAAAGAAGTCGACGAGATGCTGGGTGATGTGGCTGCTGAAGCCATGCGCAGTGCATTGGGCGGTGGCAAAGGTCGTAACGCTGAGATGGACGAAGAAAAATCCAAAGGCACTGCGTTTGATATGAGCACACCAAGAGTTGATACACCCAAAGCAGGCAGCACTGAACGTGGTCACAAGCACGACATCACGCACAGCACCTCAGATCCAAGATATAAAGGTCGTACAGTAATACGTCGTACTGATGCACAAGGTATCTCAGTTGATAGCGAAACTGATGACGAAGGCAACAAAAAAGAAAAACAAAATCGTCCTGGAGCACCTGAAAAGAAAAACAAAAAGCCAGAGCGTGTAACTGCCAAGGCCTACAAGCACAAAGGTGAGCGTAAAGTCAAAGAAGGTGCAGATCAAGGTCAAGCACAACAGATTGTTGATGATCTTGCTGAACTCCGAGCCGCAGCAAAACAAGCACAACGTGGTGGTGAATTTCCACAAGGTTTTGCCAGTCGGTTGGAGGTTACACTGTATGCGGCAATGACATTGATTAAAAATCAACAGCCAAGTGATGCACAAGTTCGTGAAGAAGAGAAAACATCCACCCGTGACAGCCATGCTGAAAAAGCTGGCAAGAAGGTTGCCAAAGACATTGAGTACGATGAAAAGAAAAAAGACGACATCCACGGCAAAAAGCGTGGGCCTGAAGATGCCAAGGCCGAAAAGGCCGGCAAAAAAGTCACCAAAGACATCGAACACGATGAAAAGAAAAAAGAAAAAGAAGTTGATGAGTCAACCACTAGTGGAGCAGTTGCTACCAGCACTGCTGCACCAAAGAGTGGCGGCATGGGCTTTGGCAAAGGTATATACGACTCAATGAATCGTGAACTGGAAAACATGATTGCTGAATCATTGAGCATCAACATGAGTGACTCAACAGAAGGCAACAAAAGCCTTACTGTCACAGCCACAGATGACGATGCAATGAAACTGGCCATGATGTTAAAGTCAGCAGGCCTTGGCGGCCAGGGTGGCGACATGCACTCACATGGTGAAGAGCCATGTGCCACATGCGGCATGCCGGATTGCGGCTGCGGCGACGTGCAAGAAGCAGTGGACGAAAATTCCCCAGACTATCCCACCAACACTGAACAAGCTGACAACAACTTTGGCTATTCAGGCGGCTTGAACAAGCCCAAGACAGACGTTGCTGGTGATGGTCAAACCACCATTCCCAACTCAGCTGTTCACACTCAAGAAGAAGATGCCTTGCGTAGAATGATGGAAATGGCTGGTATCAAACAAGCCGAACTTGAGCCATCGAAAGAAACCATGAAAGAAGAGGAAGAAGACTTCTTCCACAATCCAAATGTTCCTGCAGACAAGCAATTGCCTGCACCTCCAAAAGAAGTCGAATTAGACGAAACCGAAGAAGACACAGTGGAAGAAAGCATTCGACGCATGCGAGAAATTGCTGGTATCAAAGAAGCCAAAAAACAAGTGGACCAGAACGGCGATGGCAAGAACGATTTTGAAGATATAAAAATTGCTCGCATGAAAGCCAGCGGAGCCATCGACGACAAAGAAGAAAAGAAAGTTGACGAAAGCATTTTTGCTCTCACCAACCAATGGCGAGCATACAAAGGATAATAACATGAGTTCAAACAACATGATGAGACCTTACAGTGAAGTGGCAGCAGAAATTTCTCAGCGCAAGGCCAACGAATACGTGCCGCCTGCTGTGCCGTCAGTAAAACAAACACCTGTGGAAATCCCAGGTGTGATGTATCAAGCACGAGAACTGTTTCAACCCATAGTCTCCAAACCTGAAGGTGGCAAATAATGGCTGTTCAAGTGGTCAATGCAGTGAGCAATGTGGCCTGGACCACAGACAAAGTACAAATTTCCACCACCACAGCCAATGTGACTTTTCAAGTTAGTTTGACTCAAACAACTTATCAACTGTCCAATGGTAATCCAGCCAACACCAGCATGCCCACCGGCAACGTGTACGCCAACGCCATTGTTGTGCCTGGTAATTCAGTGCAAGAATATTATGTTGGGTCCGGAAACTATCTAAACATTGTGACAGGCACTGGATTCACTGCCATGGCACTGGGCACAGATTCATCAGCCACAGCCGGCGTATACGGATCAACATCAACCTGATCATGAGAGCCACAGAGTTTGTGACTGAAGACAAGGTTGGCAAAATTAGCAAGCGCAACAGTTATGCCACCGTGGGACTACATACCTTCAAAGACGTAGCAGGGTATGACCGTGTTTACGAACTCAATCGTGTGATGATGGCAGTGGCATCAACTGACGGTACCTTTGTTCCTGACGTTGATGCAGAGTCCTGGGTTGGCCGGCACAATGTGGCAGCACCATACACCCAAGAAGAACACAACATGCTGGCCAAAGCATACCAGGCCATTGGCAGTGAATTTCATGATTTAAATCATGGCGACATCAACAGTGACGAACATCCTGCTGTGAACACCACCAGCCCCATGCAAGGCTTCAAGGGCTACCCACGATGAGAGCACGTGAATTTCTCAATGAGCAAGCAACGCTGCCTCCTGAGCAAGCAGATCCCATGAACCATGTGTTTGTATTGCCTGGCGTGAGCTCTAGCGATCCGTATCAAATATATCGCCTGGGCGTGGCCATAGCCCGTGCTAGAAGTGACGCAGGAACAGATGGCATCACTGACAAGTTGCCTGCCTGGTCAGCACAAGCAGCCTTTGGCGAAGATGCAGTGATTGCTGGATTCAATGCCAATGTTGCTCCGGCTATTGATCACGCATTGAAAATGGCCGGCTTGCCCCCTAAAAAAGTACAAGTCAGTTCGCCGAACAGTCTGGAACCTGCGTCTGTAATGAAACAAAGTCCTGTGAAGCCATTTGCTGGCTACCCTAGATAATGGCCAATCCACCCCCGCCATATGATGACATCACTGGCATAAGCCGTGCTGTGATGAAAGACAACGCACAAGTAACAATAGAAAATTACAACGGCAATGCCAGACCAGGCGAACTGGTAGTTGATCAAAGTACTGATCAATTGTACATAGGCAACAGCTCGGGTGCATTAACACAGATTGCTGCCGGAATTACCAACGGTGGTAGTGCAGGACTTCCTGCAGGATTCTATCAATTGGCCTACAATCCCACCACCGGCGAAATTGTGTATTACACTTAATAAATATCTATATGAAAAAACTCTTCCTACTCTTACTCGTCGTTCCTGTGTTGGTTCTAGCACAAGGCAAACAAAAAGCCGGTGTCACATACGACGCACAAATTACCAGAGTCATAGACGGTGACACAGTGGCCTTTCACGCACCGTTCTTGCCAGATCCTTTGAAAAAAGAACTGTCAATCCGAGTGTTTGGCGTAGACACTCCTGAAAAAGGACACAGAGCTCAATGCCCCAGTGAAGCACAGCGTGGCGAAGCAGCCACAGCATTTACTAAAAATGCAATTGCACAAGCCACCCAACGTCAGATCATTCTCATGGATTGGGACAAGTACGGTGGTCGTGTACTGGGCGATGTGATTCTAAATGGACAAAGTCTACGACAAATGCTGATCGCCAATGGCTATGCCAGAGAATACTACGGCGAAGCCAAAACGTCTTGGTGCCAATGACCGCACCGTAAATACGGTATGAGCAATTTCTACTGCGCAGCCCCCTGGCGGGGACTGCATATCAATCCCCGAGGTGACGTTAAAACCTGCTGTGCTGGTGACCCCAACATGCTGGGCAACCTCAACAGCCAGTCAATAGAGCAAATCTTGCACGGTCCTGTCATGCAAGAAATACGCCAGAGCATACGCCAGGGTCAACCGCATGCCTACTGCTACAACTGTGTGCAGGCCGAACGCTATGGACGCAGTGAACGTGACTGGCACAACAATGTCAGCCCTGAGTTTGATCCCACCACCGCAGGTGATCTTGAACATCTTCCCACTTTGATCGACGTGCGTTGGAACACCACATGCAATCTCTCTTGCAACTACTGTGCCGAAGCCTGTAGCTCAAAGTGGGCAGCACTCAAAGGAATCCCAACCAAATCTGGAGCCAGGCCTTACTACGAGCAGGTGTGTGATTATTTGGAACAGCATCAACACAACATACGTGAAGTGGCCTTGGTAGGCGGCGAGCCCTTGTTGTTGCCCGAAAACGATCGACTGCTGGATGTGATACCTGAGGACTGCATAGTCACCTTGATAACCAATGTGGCCGTGGATTTTTCTACAAATCGCATTGTAAAGAAATTACTAGCACGTGACCGCGTGGGTTGGAGTCTCAGCTTTGACAACATAGGTGAAAGATTTGAGTATGTTAGACACGGAGCAGATTGGCAGCAGTTGTTGAGTAACTTGAACACTCTGCGACCCTTGATGCAGAGCAACCGTCACTGGGGAGGCATCCATGCAGTGTACAACATCTACAATGCCACTCGTTTGATAGAACTCACTGAATTTGCCAGATCACAAGGATTGACCATTCATTGGCAGAGTCTGTATCAACCTGATTGCCTGGACCCTCAGCGCCTGGGCAATCAAATTAAACAACTGGCCTTGCAAGAAATAGATCGGTTGCTGGAACTGGACATATGCCTGGACAGTGAGAGACTGTTTTTTCAAACAGTCAAAAGCAATATACAGGCCGCCAGAGACGATCTGCGTACCGAGTTTACCACACATATTCAAGATATTGAAACCAAATATCATCCTGACACAGCGGGCAAGTTCAGACAATTGTGGCCAGAATTATGCAAAGTAATAAATGTGTTCAATGAGATCAGCGTAGCATACCAAGATGAAGTGGCAGGCAAAACATTTGACTGGCTTGGAGAAGATAATCCAAAAAATTTTCAACGGCACTGCAACGACCCGGCAAAACGTCAACTTCTTGATCAGGCCGGCTGGCTCGATCAAAAAATTACTTACCAGTTCAACCGCCAGGGTTTTCGAAGTGCAGAGTTTGATGGATCCAATGATTACTTTGTGGCAGTGGGATGTAGTTTTACTTTTGGTACTGCAATACAAACTCAGCAAAGATACACTGACATTGTGGCCAATGAACTTGAATTGACTTGTTATAATTTAGGCATACAAGGTGGCAGTGATGATACCAGTGTTAGATTGTTGCTGACTTGGTTGGACCAACTCAATCCAAAGTTTGTGATTTATCAAAATACGTTTCCACAAAGATTCGAAGTGGTACACAATAACACAGCTACAATCTATGGCATACACAGCACCCTCAGCGGTTCAGTGGCCAAGGACAATGGCACTTTATACAAACATTTGTTGACCACACCGTCCAATGAACAAATTAGAGCTTGCAAAAATCAACTGGCTGTGCGCGAACTTTGTCGAAACAAAAACATAAAATTAATTGAAATAAGTTACATTGATTTTTTTAAAACTCACGACAACAGTGCAAGAGATCTGCATCATCCAGGCGCTGTGGCCAACCAATCTGTTGCACAAACTGTTTTGCATGAATTATAAATGATTACACCAAAAAATTTAGAAACAGTGCTGGTCAAAGCACCGCATCGTAAAGAAGTCTATACTGAACAAGAACTCAAGGAGTTTGCGGCCTGTGCTGATCCAATTACAGGTCCACTGTGCTTCATGGATAATTTTTTCTTTATTCAGCATCCTACCCGCGGCAAGATGCTGTATCATCCGTTTGACTATCAAAAACGATTGATTGCTACCTATCACGATTACAGATATTCAATAAGTCTAATGCCTCGACAAACCGGCAAGTCAACGTCAGCAGCCGGTTACCTGTTGTGGTATGCAATGTTTGTGCCTGATTCAACCATCTTGGTTGCCGCACACAAATACACAGGTGCGCAGGAGATCATGCAACGTATTCGCTATGCATATGAACTGTGCCCCAATCACATACGTGCTGGTGCCACCAGTTACAACAAGAACAGTTTGGAATTTGAAAACGGAAGTCGTATTGTTGCGCAGACCACAACTGAAACCACTGGACGTGGTATGAGTATTTCGCTCCTGTACGCCGACGAATTTGCGTTTGTGCGACCCACCATTGCCAGAGAGTTTTGGACTTCTATTAGCCCCACCTTGGCTACAGGTGGTAAGGCCATTATAACATCAACACCAAACTCGGACGAAGATCAGTTTGCTTTCTTGTGGAAAGGTGCCAACAAATGTGAAGACGAGCATGGCAATACCACAAAACTAGGTATCAACGGATTCCGTGCATTTAGAAGTAACTGGCGTGAACACCCTGACAGGGATGAAAAATGGGGATTAGAACAGTTAGCGCAATTGGGTGAAGATCGATTCCGCAGAGAAATGGAATGCGAATTTGTTATCAATGATGAAACCTTGATTGCTCCTACCAAACTGTTAGACTTGCAAGGAGTAGAACCCAATCGGCGCACAGGACAGGTGCGTTGGTACAAAACTCCGGTAAAAGACAAGATATACATCGTGGCCCTAGATCCCAGTCTGGGCACAGGTGGCGACCCTGCGGCCATACAAGTTTTTGAAGCAGATACCACAGAACAAATAGCCGAATGGCGACACAACAAAACAGACATCCCCACGCAGGTCAAACTCCTAGCAGACATTGTGAATGAACTGTACGACGTCACCAAGGATGACAAAAAGATTTATTACTCAGTAGAAAACAACACCATTGGTGAAGCAGCATTAATTTCTATAAACGAATACGGGGAAGAAAATATTAAGGGCTATTTCCTCAGCGACAACTCAGTAACAGGCACCACAGGACGCAGATTCCGCAAAGGATTCAACACCACAAACCGAGCCAAACTCACGGCCTGTAGCAAGTTCAAAATTCTTGTGGAATCTGGGCGCATGAAGCTGTACAGTAGACCTTTAATCTCTGAGCTCAAAACTTTTGTTGCATCTGGGGGTAGTTACGCAGCCAAACCTGGCGAAACAGATGACCTTGTGATGAGCTCGTTGTTGGTAGTGCGCATGCTGATGATGTTGCAGACTTATCACGCAGAATTAGACACACAAATGAAAGATCACGGCGACAACATCATTGAGCCTATGCCGTTCATATCAATGCTACGCTAAATACACAACTATGACAATGGAAGCATTACCTCAAGATCTAGCAGACTTTCTGGTTACAAAGAACTTTGACCCAGAATACTTTGACAAAAAAGGCGATCCTAGCGAAGCCGGAAAAGCCACTACCATAAAATTTGACTACGTGGCAGCTTCGGGCAAAAACTACGGCACAGCAGTGTGCGTGATATCCAACGACGAACTCAGTCTGTATTACGGAGACAACTTGGGTCGGGGTATGGAGCCCGAAGACAAAGACGAATGGTACAGTTTCTTGGAACAACTCAGCAACCAAGCAGCCAGTCATTCAGCAACTTGGAGCCCCACAGAAATCAACAAACTCAAACACAACTTGGCCGGCATTGCTGCCATAAAAGAAGGCTTGTTCGAAGGCTATTATGGCAATCGACGTGTGAGTTACATGGGCGAGCAGACACAGGCCAGACTGGTGATCAATCACAATCGTGTGCTGGGCGAAGAGGACAAGCGTTTTCGCTATGTGGAAAGTTTGTTTATTGAAACAGCAGATCAAGAACGTTTCCGTTTGCCATTTAAAAGTTTGGCAGGCGGCAGAGCCATGCTGGAACATGTGCGCCAAGGCGGACGTCCATATGACATACGTGGAAACCACATCACAGAAATTGTCAGCGAAATGGCTGTGTTGAGTCGCTTCAATCGTGCGCAACACAATCGTGTGTTTGAAGGGGTGACACAAGAGCTGGTGGAAAGCGCAAGACAATACTATCATAACCTACAAGAAACAATGAAGCATCTTGGCAGCTCACGTGGCTATCAAGCATACTTTGAAAGCTGGGCTCCTGACCACGTTGGTGAGGCCGAAGCCCTGGTAGAAAATCTACGCGACCTGTTTGTGGAACAAACTCTGGACGCTAGAATTGAAGCTGCCTTGCCCACACTGGCCAAGATACAACAACAAGGAAACAACATGAAAGAAGCGCAAATATTTGAAAACTGGATCAACAATCTCAGTGAAGGCACCTGGGCCCTGCCAGAAACTCCTGAGCAAATGGAAAAACTCAATCAGCTGATGAGTGCTGAACTTATAGTTGGACCTGATGCCACCAATGCCACTGAGTTGTTGTATGACATTGTGGGAGATGACGAGCTGTTTGACATCTTGAACGACCTGGCTGACAAGAGTCAAGGCCGTGCCAACATTTGGGACGACTCAGATGTGCAACGCAGATTGGCTGAACTGGGCGTTCAAACTCCTCAAAGCACCCAAGCCGAACCTGCTGATGTGCCACAAGACACAGCACCCCCTGTGAAAGAAAGTGCTGATGCTAATAAAATTTGGAGTCAATACGGACACTATTCTAAGGAAGACCTAATGCAGGAATTTCCAGAGCTAACACCTAAGGATGCACAGACCATAGTTAACTACAGTCAATATGCTTGGGATTTTGTAAAAAGCGGTGCTACAAAACAGCCAGAATTTATTAATGCTAAAAATCAAGTAGTACAAAGAGTACAACAGGCTATGGGCGGTCAGCAAGGTGTAGCGGAAGGCAATTTCAAACAAACTCCTGGACAACGACAATATGGTGCCCTGCACTCACAATTACAATCATTGGCCAATTCTGGACAAATCAACACTCCTGATGGTAAACAAAAAGCAGAAAAAATGATTGACACTATTCAACAATTAGTTGATACAGACCCATCGTGCGCTGGTAGCACGGTGCCCTCTAAAAAGATATGGTTGTCAGAGCAAGGCATGGCGGAAGACAGTTCAGAAAACAAATATTCTAACCTATCTAACCGCGGAGTAAATCGTGGAATAAATCGTGCCGCTGATGATTTTAACAGAATGCTGGACCTTGACCAAGCAGAATCACCACATTATAAAACACAACATCAACAAGATACAAAGCAAAGACTAAAAACAAAACCCATGGCAGGTCCCAAAGGTATGTTACCAGAGCAGGGTGTGGCCGAAGGCGACAACATGGCCACATTTGTAGAAGATCGTGAATTGGCCGAAATGCTGAAATACGCCGGCGTGCCTGTACAAGAAGGTGTACTCAAAGATGACACTGGTAATACATTTGATCACCTGTTGGATCGTTTCCCACACGAAGTTGAAACATTCAAACAAACTGGTAAATTGGATGATGACCTGTATGATGCGTTATTTGACTATTATAGCCGACATGGCGCAATGCCATACCGCGTACGAAACGCCAAAGATGACACCGCAAATCGATGGGTAAGTAAACATTTGTCTGACGACCTTGGTCTCGACGAGGGTTTGGGCGGTGCTATAGCAGGTGGACTTGCTGGTGCAGGATTAGGCAGTATAGTCCCAGCACTGGGCACAGTGGCCGGTGGTATTGCTGGTGCCTATGCCGGACACAAAATACAACAACAAGGCCTGAGTGATCCAGACAAACAATACAAATCACCTGAACCAAAAAAACCCGTAAGTGAAGGTTCATGCAACATGACCATGGAAGGTTCTTACTGCCCCGAACACGGCCTGGCCGAATGTGGCAGCATGTACGAAGATGGCGGAGACTCACAGATCACACCTGGAATGAAAACCAAATACGGAACTGTGGTGTCTGTAGATGGAAACACTGTTACGGTCAAAGCATCAAACGGTGAATTGACCACTATGAATATTCATGACATACAGCAAGCCATGGACGAAGATGGTGGCGCAGTGGGCATGCCCTACAGCATGGGCGAAGACAATGACATTTTGTCAATGCATAACAAAATGAAAGAAGGTACGGTAGGCCAACTCGCTGGCGGCACATTGGGCGCATTAGGTGGTGCCACTGTGGGTACAGCACTTGGCGGCCCCATCGGTGGTGCAATAGGCACAGCCTTTGGTGGCACTGCTGGACAAATGGGCGGCGACAAACTTGGGGATAAAATCGGTGCCGTAGTCGGTGAAGAATCTCCTACTGCCGCAGTTGTAAAAGGTGCTGCCAAAGCAGCAACACAAGGACTTGGCGATGTGGTTGGAGGCGGCGGAAAAGATATTCTTAAAAACTTACTGGCCATAGAATCGGATGATCCAATCAACTCAAACTCAGCCATGACCGGAAGTTACTATGAAGGTAAAGAAACGGACATCCAAGAAGGCGATGCACTTCTGGCAAGAATAAAATCATTGGCTTTGCTGAGATAAATTATCTCAAATTTGCGCAAGTCTTTTTTGTAAAAACTGCGATATTTCCTCAAACTGTTTGTCAGGCCACTCCAGCATGAGTTTATGATTGTGTTCCAGCACATCTCGAAAATAAGCATAGGCTGATCGTGGTTCAGTTGACCGTAATCGTTGAATTTGTTGCCAGGCCATGTCAACTCGTCGCTGCCAGTCGGGTTCGTTGTCGTAACTTTCATCAATGACATCACCGTGAAATGTTTTGAATCCAAGACTGCGCAAATAACTCAAAGTATTGCCACCACCTATCATAATAAAAATTCGTTTGGCAAACAAACACTTGCCTAATTTTTCGGTAACAAATTGACTGGTTGCCGCAGTATCATTGGTCTCGCACACAATGCTGTACCAACTACTTTGATAAACCTTCCAAGGAACAACACAACTTATCATGACACTATCCCCTGGTAGCCCAAACCCTGGACGTGGCACCGTTTTGGTTGAATATCTTTCAACTGCAGATCCCTGTTGTGTTTTTATTTTAAATTCTTTGATCACGTCTTCCTCTAACTCAAATAATTCAGGGCTGGCAAAATCAGTAACCGTCCCATGTCTAGCAAAGCTATCTGGCATACAATTACGAATCACATCCCAATCCGGGTCTCCATTAGGATTTGGTTGCAAATTAACCAAGGTATGAATTGGATGATCTAAAAAATTATTATCCAACAATCGATAAAACAGCGCCATCCTTGTCAATTTCACTGTGCCCATCAAGCAATCAAATATACTTTTCCTAAACGGTACTGTGACTTCATTAATATCAACAAATTCATTCCCGGCCGCAACATATGACAATAGACTTTGATGATTGACAAATACAAGGTCAGGATTAGGATCGCTATAACTTACGCCACCAGCGGTGCATAATACAATTCGATCAGTGTGCAATTGTCTGCATATTTCACCATATACAACTGGCCACCAATTTTGCAGATTTTCAGTTGTATATACTATCACCAGATCGGCCCATCCCATGTGTAATTCTGTAATTCCTTGTTGGGCCTGATCTTGTAATCTGTGCGGCTTGGTCCAAGGGAGATAGATTTTTTCAAGGAACAACAATGCAATTTTTTTTCGTGAATCTCCCTGAAATCTTGTACCCGCTGGACACGGCCAGTCTTTGCATATTTCTGCATTAGGAAAAAATTCTTTACCTTTTTTGAGTGCATATGTAAATTCCCACCAATTATGTGGATCCCAAACAAAATACTCAGTATTTTTTACATGTTGTGGATTGTTCCAAACTCTGTGACCGTCAGTGTAATAAAAACTTTTGTCGGCATGCAATGCATATTGATCACTTAAAAATTTGTGATTGTATATAAAATTAGAAATTTTACTCAACTGGTCTATCACATGAGTTTTTTGCTCCATCAGTTGATCAAAGACATTGAGAAACGTTTGATCTTTAGGTACCAATCTATGTTGGACATAACAAATATCAGGATCAGGATTTGATAATTCCACATGCCCGCCTACCATGTATATGATGCGATTACTGTGTAATTGAGCCTCAACTGCTTTACAATAGGTGCCCCAGTCCATATCAATAGATTCGGCAGTGTATACTATTACCAAATCATAGTCGCACAATGTTATGTCAGGATTGAGCATGCTGTGGTTACAATTTTGAGTCGTTGGCAACCGGATACTTTCGTGCTGAATCAACGCAATTTTTTTTCTTTGATCGTACTTTGAAACAACAGGCGGTATGCCACTTGTGGTGCGCTCAGACTGATCAAAAAATATTAAATCAAATTGCTGGGACAACCGATACTCAATCCAAAAGGTTTCATAGCTGGTACCACCAGGATACCAGATTATATAATCGTGCATGCTTGTACTTATAAGCAACAAATTTTGCCATTTGCTATTGCGATACTAAATAAAACAGCATACAATACATGTGTATGCGCAGGCAACAGAGATCTAAACATTTAGATAGGCAGCATAACATAGGCAACTTATTAAGGAGAAAAACTATGGCATCATTAGCAGACATCAGAGCACGACTACAGGCAGCAGAAGGCAACAAAGGCGGCGGCCAAACAGGTGGAGACAATTCGATCTACCCACACTGGAACATGGAAGAAGGGCACAGTGCAACACTGCGATTCCTTCCCGACGCAAACACCAAAAACACATTCTTCTGGCAAGAACGAGCAATGATTCGTTTACCTTTTGCTGGCATCAAGGGTGAAGGGGATAGCAAGCAAGTGTATGTACAAGTGCCTTGTGTGGAAATGTGGGGCGACGCCTGCCCTGTGCTGGCAGAAGTGCGCACCTGGTTCAAGGACAAGAGCCTTGAAGAAATGGGTCGCAAATACTGGAAAAAACGTTCATACATCTTCCAAGGCTTTGTGCGTGAGAATCCCTTGAGTGAAGACAAAACTCCAGAAAATCCCATCCGACGTTTCATCATTGGACCACAGATCTTCACCATCATAAAAGGTGCGTTGATGGATCCCGAACTGGAAGAATTGCCAACAGATGTATTGCGTGGCCTGGACTTCCGTATCACTAAAACTGCCAAAGGTGGTTTTGCTGATTACAATAGTTCAAAGTGGGCACGTAAAGAATCAGCGTTGACCGAAGCTGAGCAAGCGGCCATTGCCACACACGGCCTGTATGACTTGAGTACATTCCTGCCCAAACGGCCCGGCGATGTCGAGTTGAAGGTAATCAAAGAGATGTTTGAGGCAAGTGTGGATGGACAACCTTACGACACAGAACGTTGGGGTCAATACTTCCGTCCTGCTGGTGTTCAAGCACCCGGTGGTTCGGGCGCCAGCCATGCTGATGAAGACACACCAGCAGCCAAGCCTGCACTCAAAGTGGCAGCATCTGCACCTGCAAGCGACTTTGACGAAGACGATGTTCCTGTAGCGGCCGCGCCAGTGGCCAAGCCTGTAGAAGGCGGTAAAAATGCCCAGGACATCCTGGCCATGATTCGTAGCCGTCAAGCTAAGTAATTGTCTAATTGTCTGGTACTAGATTATTGAATAAAATATGAATCGTGTTGATGTGGTTATTGCGTCTCTACCTTATGTGGACACTAACGAACCTTTAATGGCCCCAGCATTGTTAAAAGGTGTTGTAAACAAGACTGGGCTTACATCTTACACGTTTGATTTTAATATTGAAGTCATCAATGAACTTCAACTAGTACCAGACAGCACTAAAATTCAAAAATGGTTTCTATATGACGAGTTTAAAGATTGTCAAGAAACCATGCAACAAGTTGAAATATTGGTGCAGTATGTAGCAAATCGCATATTGTCAAAAAATCCTAACTGGATTTGTTTAAGTTTGTTTTGTAATACAGCAAAAGCATTCAATGTAAAGTTATGTCAATATATTAAACGCCTACACCCAGAAAAAAAAATAATAATTGGTGGTAATGGTGTTTTTACAGATGAAAAAAGTAAACGTCCTTACGGTAAAATTCTTCAAAAGATGAAGATAATTGATCATTACATTGTGGGGGACGGTGAAGAATCTTTATACAATTTGTTAACTAACACTACTGACAACGGAGTTGATAGCGATCAGTTTCAAGTACTGGATGATTTATCAAAACAACCATTTTCAGATTATAGTGACTATGATTGGAATCAGTACAGATTAAAACGAATTCCTATGTATAGCAGTCGTGGATGTGTAAGACGTTGTACATTTTGTGATGTTTACAAATTGTGGAAAAAATTCAAACTTAAATCAGCAGAAGATGTGTTTGATGAGATGCTTTGGCAAATTCAACAAACTGGTATCAGTGACTTTTATTTTCGAGACAGTTTAATCAATGGCAGTATATCTGAATATCGTAAACTAACAAAACTATTAGCTGAATATAATGCAGTTAATGAGAAAAGAATTACATGGACTAGTTTTTTTATTTTTAGACCAGAAACACAAATGACTGACGATGATTGGAAATTAACTGGAGCAAGCGGCGCAGATGAATTAATCATTGGCGTCGAGTCTTTGGTAGATTCTATTAGGTACCACATGAGAAAAAAATTCACAAACAAAGACATGCGGTTCGGGTTTGAAATGGCAAAAAAATACAATATTGGGTTAACCTTATTGTTGATTATTGGTTACATAAATGAGACTGAAAAAGACTTTGAAGAATCGTTGCAATGGTTGCGCGATCACACAGAATTTGCTACAATGCCCATACGCAATCTCTCTGCTGGGGGGACATTGACTGTGACAGACCTGTCTGATCTATATCAAAATGCAGAAGATTTTAATATCACTCTAGGGGATAAAATTTATCTTTGGGAAAATAAATCCATAAATTTAACATTTGAAGTAAGAGAACAAAGAAAAGAAATATTTACAAATCTTGCCAGATCGCTAGGGTACAAGATTTACACACACGAACAACCAGTTTCATAAAGGAAAACAAACATGGGAAAACCATTTGACGTAAGCAAGTTTCGCAAGGACATTACCAAAAGTATCGAAGGCCTGAGCATTGGATTTAATGATCCAACAGATTGGATTTCAACAGGCAACTTTGCCTTGAACTATCTCATCTCAGGAGATTTCAACCGAGGCATTCCACTGGGCAAGATCACAGTGTTTGCCGGCGAATCTGGTGCAGGCAAGAGTTACATCTGTTCAGGCAACATTGTGAAGAACGCACAAGAGCAGGGTATTTTTGTTATCTTGGTTGACACAGAAAATGCACTGGATGAGACATGGCTGCATGCACTGGGTGTGGACACTGGTGCAGATAAATTGCTCAAACTGAACATGAGCATGATTGATGATGTAGCCAAGGCCATCTCAACATTCATGATTGACTACAAAGCCTTGCCAGACGGTGAGCGCATGAAGGTGTTGTGGGTGATTGACTCACTAGGCATGTTGCTGACACCAACTGATGTCAACCAGTTTGAAGCAGGTGACATGAAAGGCGACATGGGCCGCAAGCCCAAGGCACTTACTGCACTGGTTCGTAATTCAGTCAACATGTTTGGTGGGTACAATGTTGGCATGGTCTGTACCAATCACACCTACGCCAGTCAAGACATGTTTGATCCAGATGATAAGATTAGCGGTGGTCAAGGCTTTATCTATGCATCAAGTATTGTTGTGGCCATGAAGAAAATGAAACTGAAAGAAGACGAGGATGGCAACAAAATCTCTGAAGTCATGGGCATACGTGCTGGTTGTAAAGTGATGAAAACTCGTTATGCAAAACCATTTGAAGGCATGCAGGTCAAAATTCCCTACGAAACAGGTATGAATCCCTACAGTGGCCTGACCGACCTGGCAGAGAAAAAAGGCATGCTCAAGAAAGAAGGCAATCGTTTGGTGTTCACCACTGGCGAAGGCGAGATAATTAAACAATTCCGCAAGGCCTGGGAAGCCAACGAAGATGGGTGCCTGGACCGAGTCATGATCGACTTCAAGAACATCAAAGCCGAGGTAAGTACAGCCGACACTGTGGAGGAAGAATAATGTCAGCAGAAGTAGCAAGCGAAATTTGGGGCGAGTTAAAAAGATACGTCAATGTGGTAGATCGTATGGAGGCGGCTGAAAGCATTGTGGCCATCCTTATTGATCATGATCATGATGTAGACGAAATCAAAAATGCCTTCAAAGGCGATTCAGACATCAAGAAGGCCTTGACTGCGTACTTGGACAATGACAAGGATTATGCGGAAGAGGAAGAAGAGCTGGACGAAGAGGACAACTACAATCAAGAAGATGACTACTGATGTGGTACAGCCGAGTAGTTGCTGACCTTGGCAATATACCTGATTTTATTGCACACTTTGAAAACGAACTGCAAGACGCCAAACGTGACTGCAAAATTGGCGGCCTAGTAGAAAAAAACATCACAGCATTGCCGGGCATAACTGAGCACAGGTTCAATCAACTACAAGAAATTGAGGCTGTGCTAAACTATCTCAACATCCAACTGCGCAAGATACGCAGACGGCATTTCCAAAAGTATCTGGAAGGATATGCTCGAGCATTGACATCACGTGATGCTGAAAAGTATGTGGATGGTGAAGAAGAAGTTGTGGACTTTGAAACCATCATCAACGAAGTGGCGCTGTTGCGTAATCGTTGGTTGGGCATCATGAAGGGCTTGGACACCAAGCAGTGGCAAATGGGTCACGTGGTACGGCTGCGCACCGCAGGCATGGAAGATATCACGGTTTAATAAACTAAATACATTATGACACAAATAAAAGACCCCTTAAACAACTACATAGACAATCCAGACAAAGGGGCACACGATTCTGCACAATGGGCCAGCAAATGGACCACAGAAAGATACACTGCCAAAAAACGAGCCAATTTTGAGGCAGTTGATGCTTATTTGTCGCGGCCTGTTGGCAAGTTGTTGGACATTGGTTGCGGGTTTGCCCACGAATCTCGTTGGTTTGCAGAAAAGTACGGTACAGAGTTGTGGTTACTGGATGGCGATCAACAACAAAATACCAACAAACCCGAGTCTGCTTCTTATGGCAATTGGAACACAACGTCAGACTCTTTGTATTTTTATCATACTTTTGACTTTTTAGATGCCAAACTGCAAGAACTAGGCACAAAAAATTATCACTTGATCGATACCAACAACATCAATATTGATGAAAATATAAAATTTGATTTGATAACATCTTGGCTCAGTTGTGGACATCACTATCCTGTAAAGACCTACATTGACTTGATGAAAAAACATTCGCACAAAAATACAAGGATTATTTTAGATATACGATGCAAAGGCACCAAAACTAATTTTATAGGTGTGGACGGGTTTGAAGTTGTTGATGTGGTAGTAGAAGCTGTTGGCAAAAAACGAGCCACTGTAGAAATAAAACTGACTTGAAATGACTGATCAAGAACGCTGGCAAAGAGACCTGGCAGAAATGGAATTCTTTTTGTTGATATTCTTCATTGAGGCCTGGACGGCTTTTTGGTGGTGTGTGCATCATGTCAGTTAAATACCCACATGAAAATTGTAATTGTCACAGGCGGGTTTGACCCGCTACATTCTGGGCACATTGCCTACTTCCAAGCAGCCAAGGCCTTGGGGCATAGACTGGTTGTTGGACTCAATTCAGACGACTGGTTGGTACGCAAAAAAGGCCGACCGTTCATGCCCATGACTGAACGCAGAGCCATTGTAGAAAATCTCTCCATGGTAGATCGTGTGATTGAGTTTGATGACTCTGATGACAGTGCTCGAGATGCCATACGCTTGGCCAAACTGTACTATCCAATGCCTGCAGCCAAGTTTATTTTTGCCAACGGTGGCGATAGAACACAGGACAACATTCCTGAAATGACGGAATCTGATGTAGAATTCCAATTTGGTGTGGGTGGCGAAAACAAAATGAACAGTTCAAGTTGGATACTAACTGAATGGAAAAACCCCAGGACTGACCGCGCATGGGGATACTATCGTGTGTTGCATGAAGTAGGTGCCAACACCAAACTCAAAGAACTCACAGTCATGCCCAAAACATGCTTGAGCATGCAACGTCATGACAGTCGTGCAGAGTTTTGGTTTGTGGCTGAAGGCGACGCTACTGTGTACACCCTGGATGAAGCATCAACTGATCAAGAAGTCAAGTGCTATCTGACTGTGCATCAAAACACATTCATTGCTGTGAATGAGTGGCATCAGTTGTGCAATGAAACTGATAAACCACTCAAGTTGATTGAAATCCAATACGGCGATCGCTGTGTTGAAGAAGACATTGAACGTAGATCATGACACCTATTCCTATCTTTGTAGGCTACGATCCCAGAGAAGCTGTGGCCTATCATGTGTGCGTGAACTCAATCATTAGGCATGCCAGTCAGCCAGTGGCCATTGTGCCTGTGGCCCTGAACTTGTTTCAAGACTATGATGAAACACACACTGACGGTAGTAATCATTTTATCTACACACGATTCCTTGTGCCACACCTAATGGATTACAAGGGGTGGGCCATATTTATTGATGGCGACATGATCTTGCGTGACGACATTGTGAAATTGTGGGAGTTAAAAAGTCTCTACTGCGATGTCATGGTTGTCAAGCATGATTACAAAACAAAGATGACCGAGAAGTACCTGGGGTCAAAGAACGAAGATTATCCAAGAAAAAACTGGTCAAGTGTGATACTATGGAACTGCAACAGCCATCCCAATCGTCAACTCACACCCAAATTTGTGCAAAGCAAGCCCGGCAGTTTCTTGCATAGATTTAGCTGGATTGATGATGACCGCATAGGTGAGTTGCCCCCAGAATGGAATTGGTTGCCTGATGAATACGGGCCAAACCCCAACGCCAAGCTCTTGCACTATACCTTGGGTACTCCATGCTTTGATGAATTCCACGACACACCACAAGGTGAAGAATGGCATCACGAACGCACACTAACCGACCACTGTCAGCAAAGAACACACAATGAATGATTGGGAACAGGAAGACGAAACATCGTATCTTCCGCCACCACCGCCACCACCGCCACCTCCTCCTGCACTACCAATACCGCATGAACTGGATCAACTGCCACCAGAAATCAAAGAAATATTTTACAACATTATAAAATATCGAGTGGATCCGGCTGGTGAATACTATGGTATAAGTTTAGCAGCGTTGACTGAAAAAATTCAAACACTGGATACATCAGCAGTGCATGCCATCAAAAGCGAATACAGATATGAAAGAAAAGGTCACATGTACGATCCCATACTAGAAAGTTTTGTACGCGGTTGCGGTGGCCAAATAACCACCTGGAGCAAAACTGAATCAACGCCAACACCAATAGTGTTGCGAGGAATTACCAAACGCAAACAAATGGACACATGCCGAGATCAAGGCAAAGACTTTTATTACATTGACACAGGATACTTTGGCAATGGAAAGAAAAAGTTATATCATAGAATCACAAAGAATGATGTGCAAAATTTTGGACCAGTGATTGACCGTCCCAGCGATAGATTTGCCCACACCGGTATTCAGCTTAAAAAAATACGTGCAGATGGCAGCAAGATATTGTTGGCACCGCCCAGCCAAAAGTTGTTGAATTTGTATGACATAGACCTTGAAACCTGGTTAAAACAAACACTGGCAGAAATTGGTGCTCACACAGACCGAGAAGTGGTGATTCGACGCAAACAAGGTCGCAGTGTCAGAGTCAATAATAACACAATAGAAATGGCCTTGGACCAAGACATATATTGTTTGATAACTTACTCCAGCATTGCAGCCGGTGAGGCCATACTGCATGGCAAACCAGCCATCACACTTGGGCCCAATGCGGCAGCGGCTGTGTGCAGTACTGCAATCTCTGAAATAGAATCAATCCGACGTCCCAGCTTGGATGAAATACAAGCCTGGGCTCAACACATGGCCTACTGCCAATTTACCGAAGCTGAAATGCGAGACGGCACAGCCTGGAGAATACTGCAAGGTGGTTGATTGCGTTGTGTACTTCAGTTCAGTGGCCAATGTTCGCAAACACACGAGAAAGATTGAGTGTTTGGAAAGTTTTGCTCAAGGTGTACGTGCTACAGGCCATTCGGTTGTGACAGAGTGGGACCACAGATACACCCCCAGCCGCTTGGCAGTGATGCTGGGCTGGGCTACCACAAACACAGGTGGTCGAAACATTGTGTTGCGCAAGCAGATCATTGCTGACCAACGTCGATTGGGCAATCACACCATGTGCATTGATGCCAGTTGTTGGAAGTATCTTGATGATCAAGGCAGTTATCTACGCTACAGTCTCAACGGACCATTTTACGACCGTGCAGAGTATGCCAATCGCAACAGCACTGCTGACAAATGGCAAGAAATAAGTGGCGCTTTGGGAGTAACTCTGCAAGCACCTCAGCACAATGCTAACGGACACATCTTGATCTGTATGCAACGTGACGGCGGCTTTGCAATGAAAACCCTGAGTCCCGTGGACTGGTTGCAAAATAAAATACATGAGATTAGATCAGTTACACAACGTGCCATACATATTAGACCGCATCCAGGCAAATACAACATGCAGGATTTTGTTGCATACAGCGGACGAGATGCCAAAAGACAAAGCATCACATTGATTGATCCCAGCCGAAGCCGACTGGTGGACAATTTACAAAATGCACACTCCGCAGTGTTTTTTAACAGCAGTTCAAGTGTGGCCGCGGCATGCGCCGGCATACCGGTGTTTGTGGATGATTCTAGTTGTGTAGCATGGCAAGTGGCCAATCATGACATTGCCAGGATTGAAACACCTGCTGAGTTTTCAAGAGAGCAATGGATATATGATCTAGCTGCTGCACACTGGAGTGATACAGATGCCCGCCAAGGCCGTATCTATCAGAAATTCTTACCTTATTTGACAGCCACAGTGACGTCGTAGACTTGGCCCACAACGCCAGGCCACTTGTGACTTTTGTCAAACACAGAGATTTCTTCCGCAACTATGGTCACGTTCATGTTGGCCAACAACTGTCGGCGCCACCAGTCAGGTGATTCCACAATCAAGTGAGCATTGCGACCATCGGGCAAGTGTTTCTTTGCAGGATAACAAGCAATTCTAAACCACCCAGCAACTTGTATTTTACCGCTGATCAACTGCAACGTGCTGGCCAAGTGCGCAGGTTCTATGTGTTCAAACACATCAGCACTGACCACTGCATCAAATGATCTTTTGGGCATGCGATTGTGTTCTGAATTTCCTGGATCGTATCCTTCCACACGTATGTTGGGATATGCTTGTGAGATACTGGCCATCAGGGCACCGTGGCCGCATCCAAAATCCATGATACTAGCAGGCAGGTACTGATCTATAAATGGACGCATGGCTCCTAGCATTTTGCTGCCTCTAACAAATTGGCCTCGACTGTGCATTTTGGTCAGTTGTACTTGATATTCAGGATCAATGATCATCGGTGATTTACTTCCACAAACTCATACTTACCAACAAATGTTTCTGGCACATCTTGCCAAGTACCAGCCAACTGATCATCTATCCATCCCTCATAATGAGGGCGATCTTTGAACCACCAAAACAAGTCACTGCCTGTCCAATCAGCATAGTATTTCTTAAAGAACTCGCGTGTTCTGGGTTCACGAAAGTACGCAGGGTCATACATGGTTTTCTTGCTCTTGGCCGCACGTTGAAAGTTAAGTCCAATAAAACAAAACTTGGCAGCATGACGTTCTAGTGTGTGTCGAACCCATGACATGTCCGCGTCAGGAATGCTGTTCAATACTTGTGTGCAGATCACACCATCAAATTTTGCATCCAGCGGTGGCGGAGTAGCAAACTTCTCCACACATGGATCATAGCAATATACAGTGACACCTAGATATTGATCAAATGTTTGCCATTGATCTTGGGGCAATTCCACACCTGGTTCGGCACCATACGGCAGTGGTTCAGTGTATTGTTGTCCTTTGCCACATCCGTAATCCAGTATGGTCCGGGCATTGTATCGGTTGACAAGATCACGGATTTTGTTTTGGTATTTCACAACATCATATCCTGCCCAACTTTTGTTGCCAAGTTGAAACTCACGACCCAGTTGTACTGATTGTTTATAATATTGGCTAAGGCTTGTAATTTTATTTCTCCAAATTCATTGTGGTTGATAATTTTTTAATATTACCATCTTTTGCGTACAGTGGATGTAATCTTGCAATAGAGGGACAGTGATGGCTCACCGACACAATTTTTGTGCCTAGCAACCAGTCAGTTGGAAGAAATCCATGAGTTTTGACCCAGTCAATTAGCTTGACTGCGGCATGTGGTTTGATGATGTAGGCATAGGCTCCCAAGGTATTCCAGCCAGCAGCAGTTTCACGATTGCCACCGTTGTGGTGGTCATCACGAATGGTCCAGATTGATGCTGCATCATTTGAGTGTGTGGCCAACCAGTGTTCATAGGAATCGCTGTAGGGATTTCCAGAATCTAATTTTATAACATCATCAAACAAGTCTAAAACGTTGTCCGGCAGTGGTTTGATAAAATATCCATCATGTTCTAACACAAGATACGGAACATTGTGTTTGGCACAATCAAGCCACAGGTAATAGTGACTTAGCAAACAACCAATTATCCCTACTCGTCCTTTTTTGAATTTTCCCAGTGGTTTGATGTTTAATAATTCCAAATGACTTGGCGCATCAAATCCGTTTATAGCATCAAACACTTCAGCAGTGATTCCAAACTTTGCGGCCTGCGCTATGCAATCCTGTGCCACTGTTTGAGACAGCTGATTATTTTGTAACACAATTATTTTTGTTCGCATGTGTATATCCAATCAGATTCGTTCAGTATATCAACATGTGTGTAACCCAATGATGCCAGTAGGTCTTTGGTTTTTTGATTGATGTTGTCTCCAAATCTATTTAGATATTTACTTGGAGGTGGATCCCACATTTCGATGGCTATGACTGGTTTGAATTTTTTGATAGTAGACACAGCACCGCTGAGAGCAAAATATTCATAGCCTTCTATGTCCAGGTGTATCAAATTGCATGTTGTCAGTCCCAAATTGTCTATCAGATAGATTGGATAAAGCCCATCACCGTTGATAAAACTTTTTCCTCTACTTTTGGATTTGATATGAAGATCGACCAGTCCAGGATCACTGCCGAGACACCCTTGGGATTTAATAATATTTTCTTCAGAACAATTCATTGCTAAACAATAAAAATTTAGCCAGTCTGGTTCAAAAGTATAAACAGCATCAAAAATTTTTGAATATTGTTTTGGATACATACCGCAGTTGCCGCCAGCTTGCACCACAACTTTTTTGTCATCAACGTAACTGGATATTCGGCTGGGCAAATCAAAATTTTCTAGTAAAAATTTCCAAGTATTGGTATCATCTTTTGGCCAATACCATCCTTCTTTAATTTCTACTAGATCAGGTGCAGTTACCGCCATCCCATGATCCAGTCGTCACGCACCTGATCTAGTTTGATCATACCCCATTCTTGCAACAGCGCCACTGCCGCAAACTGTCCGTATTGTTTGCTGTATGCATCATGTGGTTTTTGTTCTATCACTATCACTGGTCTACAACGGCGAATGGTTTGTTCTGCACCTTGCAAGATACGATACTCATATCCTTCGCAGTCAATTTTGATATAACTGACGTCAGGAAAATTCAGTGTATCCAATCGAACCACCCGCACATTGCCAGTGCCCATGGTAGCAGGGTCCAGATGGCTGTGACCAGAATTGTCTTCAGTAATGATCATGGTTCCCTGTGTGTCCTGATCGCCCAGGGCAATTGGTTGAACTTCAAAGTTTTTGCCTTGCACATTGTGTTCCAGACATTCTCTAAACACAGCCACTGGTTCAAATGCTATCACACGAGCAAAACTGCCAACAAAGTCACGACTCCACAAGCCCACATTGGCGCCAATGTCCAGAGCCAGGTCTCGATTTTTACACAGTTCAATACTTCGGCGACGCACAGCAACTTGATATTCAGCTGGGAGACCTTTGTCCACACTTTTCTTCAACATTCGCGGAAGGTGTGTTTCAAAGTCCGGGAATTTCCATCCATAATGCTCAACCATTCAGTATCTCCTCAGTTTGTTTAATTATGTGCTCGGCCACGCCGTTTTTGAATTCATTGATATGAAACTGCCCATAGGCCAAATGACAGGCCCAGGCATGTATTTGATCTGAATCAGGAAACCACGGAGTTTCGATTTGTGCTAAATCCAAATTGGCCACAGGACGAGCTGCATTGCATGGTGCTAACACAAACACAGGTGTTCCAGCCAGCACAGATTCAGTTGCGGCAATACTGTTGAATGTGACCACAGCGTGTGTGTCAGTCATTGATTGCTCTACACGATTTGTTTTTCTTTCATTGCGGCTGCGACTGCGTTCACGAACCACAATGGGTCTGTCTGTGTGTTGTTTGATGGTGTCAATTGTTTGTGTGAGCCAGGTGTCTAATTCTATATTGTAAAACTTACAAGGCTTCTCATCGGGAGCAACAATCAGTATTGAACTGCCCTGACGACGACGTGATATTTCAAGCCCCAGTCGATGCCATCTATCACTGGGTCGAGCAATCACCTTATCATGTTGTAGGTTGTTGGGCACAATGCGATGCCACAGTTTCCATCCATGAGGATTGTTGAATCCTGGACGATTGCCCAGATAACCAGAGTCCATGTATCTGAATGGGCGGCGGTCCGCCCAGCATTGCTTGATGATCTTGTGTTTCATTATGCCACGCAACATCAAGGGTTCTGTGCTGTCTTCGTAGCGCCAAGACTCCAATGGTGTGGGCTGTTGTCCTAGTCCATGGGCATACATGTCAATGTATTCATCGTCGCCATTCTTGCTGAGAAAGATCATCTCCAGTAACTTTCTTTTCTGCGTACCTGTAGATCTGATGACCGACTTTTGCCTAGGCTTTTTCTTTCACCTTTGAGATGATCAATGTAGGCGCCCCATTCACAATTGATCAGTGGATGTCCTTCGCCCATTTGCAAGTGTGCTGTCCAATTGAGTTCTCTTAATGCATGACGTTTTCTTACTGCGTCAAACACATAACTGTCATGCCATTCCGCCAGGGTGAATATGCCCAATTCAGCATTGTCATACATGTGTTGGAAATCTTCCAGCCAGGATCGGACCGCCGGTTGTGTAATATGCATGCCATACAGGCCACATTCAGTGAATTTTTTGCGCCCAGCAAAACAAAGATCTGTAGAGGCTGGAAAAAACTCGGCCAGTTTTTCCACGGTCATTGGGCTGTGACACACCATGTCTGCATCCATCCAAATCAACCACTCTGTTGTGGCATGTTCGGCGGCATGAAATATAGCATACACTTTGTGGGCAAATCTCACAGCATGCCATTTGAATCCTTTGCCTGCATCTTTTCTTTTTGATCTAACAGGATCTGCTGTGACATCACCATTGGCCTTGGGTACGTCACGCCAGGTGTTTTTGAATGCAACCAACTCAAGACTTGACCTTTCTAAATTCAACACTTGTAAATTGGGTGCTGTTTCAGTCACACGACAACCTTCAGCATACACTCGGAGCAACACATCTTGTGGCCATGTCTGTAAAAAAGTTTGAATCATTCGACTACCGTAAGAGTTGTATCCTTCGGCGTTAAAAGTGGTAACTACAGTGTATTTCATCGATGTATTTACAGTGATCAAAACCATAGCCTATTTTCCTGCCCAATGCGCAATGAATTCCAAACCTGTGATGGCAGCTTTTTTGGATTGTTGCCAAGCCGCGGGCATACAAACACAAGAAAACTCCATGACTGCTGATGCCGCAGTAATTTGGTCGGTGTTGTGGCATGGTAGAATGCGACCAAATAAAGCAGTGTATGAACACTATCGCAGTCAAGGCCGGCCAGTTATCATCATTGAAGTAGGTGCACTGTATCGTGGCGAAACGTGGAAAGTAGCTGTAAATCATATTACCAGTGCAGGCTATTACGGACATCAAGAAAATGTAGATCGCAGTCGCCCGGTACAACTACGAATCAGTCTGGCCACTCAGATAAATCCAGGACCTGAGATTGTGATTGCCGCACAGCATCAACGCAGTCTGCAGGTGGCCGGCATTGACAGCATGGAATCGTGGATATTGACGCAAATTCAACTGTTGAGAAACTCAACTGATCGTCCCATACGTATAAGACCACACCCAAGGTCACCTGTAAATTTATCAAGGTTACCTGCAGGAGTCAGCATGGAACAACCACGACCTGTGCCCAATACCTATGATGGATTTGACATGCATTTCAATTGTCACGCAGTGGTGAACCTTAATTCAGGACCGGGCATACAGGCAGCAATCTCAGGTTGCAGGCCTGTTGTGGATCAATCAAGTTTGGCGTCGCCTGTGGCAGTGGGGTATGCGGACATCGAACAACCTTATAATGTAGATAGAGAATCATGGCTGGCACAGATATGCCACACTGAATACACTGTACAAGAACTACGAGAAGGACTATGGCTAAAAAGAATCCAATCCGCACTAACAACATAGTGGATTGTGCGTGTGTGATACACAGTTCAGGTTACAGTTGGACTTATGTAGAACACTTGTACAACATGTTGACACGCAATCTCCCACAAGGCATAAGATTTCATGTGTACACAGAGCATGATCGATCAGTGCCTCCGCATATGATCAAACATTGCCTGACTGAGTGGCCGGGTATTGCAGGTCTAAAACGATCATGGTGGTACAAGATGCAGTTGTTCAACCCTGAACATCATTCGGGCAACATGTTGTATTTTGATCTTGACTGTGTAGTAATAAATGATTTGAGTTGGATCACAGCATTGCACACAGACTACTTCTGGACCATTAGAGATTTTAGATATTTGCAAAGTGCTGGTTTCAGTGGAATGAACTCAAGTGTGATGTGGTGGAATGTAGACAAATTTGCACACATATGGCACGACTTTGAAAAGCTCAATATAGACGATGTCACACGCCGGTATCAAGGTGACCAAGATTACATAGGTGCAGTACTGTCCCCCACTCAGCGTAGGCATTTTGAGCAACAGCATCTGCAAAGTTGGCGCTGGCAAGTGGCCGACGGCGGATTTGATTTTGCCAAAAGAAAACCCAAACTGCCTGGCACAGGTGCACAGGTCAGTGGCGATGCCAGCATACTGGTATTTCATGGCCGTCCCAAGCCGCATGAATGCATCAATCATCCAGTGGTTGCTTCGCACTGGCGATAGTAGTACTCTAGTAGTACTTGACCAGAAATTCCCATTTTGTTATAATTGTGGCTTACAAACAAACAGGAGCCTGCAATGGGATATCGTGTGGTTGACACCCAAGACGTCATGCGTGACCGATACAGTGCTCGTGCAGGACTGGAAGGCCCGTTCAACTTCTCAGGTCGTGTGTTGTATTATGACAACAAAGAGGGTCAGTACTACGATCCTACTACTGACTTCTACGTGGAGCAAGCAGAGATGGACGAAATAAATACTCGTTTCTTTGAAGCTTTCAAAAAGTAATACTTTGATAGTACTACTTTTTTGGTTGACCGGAAATGCCCAATTTGCTATAATAATGGCATACAACGCAAAAGAGGGCAGATTATGAAGGTAAAACTTTTTGTTACAGGTAATCAAAATTACACGTATTTCAAAAATAAACTGCCTACCAGGCGTTGGGATTACTGTGAGACAGCCCGCACTGTGACCATTGTCCCAGACCCAGTCAACGTGTATCAAGACGGTGAGTATGGTTTTGTCACAGTTTTTGGTCGTAAGATTTTTGTCAAATGTGACGGAAATCATTGGGAAATTGTTGGTGCCGAGAAATTAAAAAGTAATACTTTGGTAGTACTTGACCAATAATTCCCAAAATGCTATAATAACCACATACAAAGCAAAAAGGAGCCAGCAATGCAGATCACCACAGCAATCAAACAAATACAAAAAGAAGCAGACTTCCAGGGCATGGGCCTGTTGGAAGTTTTGCAAGATATCCAAAAGCACGGCAAGATGCTTTACTGTGAAAAGACAATGGCGGCATTTGTTGTTTTTGTGCAACAAGGGCAAGAACTGTTTGCCCCGGTTGACCATTAATTCAACTTTTGCTATAATAGAGACATAAACAGTAAACAACAACGCATTTCAAAGGAGCCAACAATGAGTGCAATTCGAGTTATCAAAGGTGTGTATCGCAACAAACCCGTTCGCAATATCGCTTTCAATCTTGTGTCCGGTTATCAAACTGGCGCTAAAGGCAATTTTGTGACAGTAGAAAACAATGGGACATTTCCTAATTGTCCCGACACCATCCGTATCCGAGTCAACAACATCAAAGACATCGAGTATGTCAATGGAGAAGCAGTGAGTAATGACAACACCGTGGCCTTTGTTGCCGCACAAACTGAAACTGAAACCGAAGATCAAATCATGACTCGCATTCGCGAGCGTTTTGACATTCTCAACGACATGACCAAAGCCTGTGTGAACGGTGACATCCGTGCCATGATTGTGTCAGGTCCTCCTGGAGTGGGCAAGAGCTTTGGCGTCGAGCGTGAGATCGAAAAGGCCACCTTGTTTGACAAATTGGCAGGCAAGCGCCTTCGTGCCGAAGTTGTGAAAGGTAGTGCAACACCCATTGGCTTGTATCAGACACTGTACAAGTATTCAGATGCTAATTGTGTGTTGGTGTTTGATGACTGTGACAGTATCCTGCTGGACGACGTGGCCCTGAACTTGCTGAAGGGTGCCTTAGACTCCGGCAAGAAACGCACTATTTCATGGTTGAGTGAGTCAAGTGCTTTGCGCCGCGAAGGCATCCCTGATCGTTTCGAGTTCAAAGGTTCAGTGATTTTTATTACCAACTTGAAGTTTGACACCATGAAGAGTCAAAAGTTGCGTGATCACTTGGATGCATTGCAATCACGCTGTCACTATCTTGACTTGACACTTGACACTATGCGTGACAAGGTGTTGCGCATCAAGCAGATTGCCAAGGACGGTGTGCTGTTTTCAGACTATGATTTTGAAGAGTGTGTGCAGGACGAGATTGTTGAGTTCATGGAATCTAATCAGAATCGCCTGCGTGAGATGAGCCTGCGCATGGCATTAAAGATTGCAGACTTGCGCAAGAGCTTTGCAGGCAACTGGAAACGCATGGCTGAGACAACTTGTATGAAGAGTGCCTAACATGACAGCCTGGGACATTGTCAATGTTATGTTTGCGTTTTTTAATGCATACATAGCCGTAGAATGTTTCTGGTTCGGTGTAACATTTTGGGGTTGGTTTAATTTATTTGCCAGTGCCTCAAATGCGGCATCGTTGGTTGCAAGGATCTAACATGGCCTGGATAGCAGTGCTCATCTTAGTGTTTGTGGGCGAGCTGTGGTGGGCACTGTTCTTAACTGCATTGCTACTAATATTTACTGATTGAGTTTTACCCCAGGGATTGGTTGGCTCCGCCCCGGGTTTTTACACAGGGACTTCGGTCCCTGTTTTTTTGACTAATGTTCTAATATGTGCTACTATATACAACATGCACTTCGTTGACCCACAAAAGCAAATCATAGTTCAGCCCTCTAGAGCACTGTATAAATGGTCGCGCATTTTTAACCGATTGCAAAGAAACTTTTTTACAGAGCCAGTTGAACTACGGCGAGAGCGACAAATAAGAGATTTTATCACACTCAACGGATACCAACAGGTACGATTCAAAACAGATACAGATGTGCTTGGAGACTTAACCAGGGTCGAGCACAGTGCCGACGCCGACCTTGTTGTGATAACAGATCAAAAATTCAGCAGATATCCTTGTCCCATTATCATTCAAAAGATACAATGGCACCTGGATCAGTGCCCAGCATTGTACTTGTGTTTGAACAGACACTACGTCAACATAGACAACAGTTATCATGACACTGAATTGGACAGCAAATACACTGTGGCCATAACACAGTGGCTGAAAAAGAATTTGCCCGGCGCAGATGTAGTAGATTTGAGTTTGGACTTTGAAGACTACGGTCGTAGTTTTACTTGGGCAGTGCCAGATCGACATTATTTTATCAGGAAACTGCATGACCAAACTGATTGAATTTTTCGATCAACAACCCATGCGGGATGATTGGAAAACACAATACATTAGATACCGATTGGGTAGACTCAAACATCAATACTGGCTTTGGAATAGAAAGAATTCTTCAAAGGCCTTGATTGATGAATATGATTATGCTATACTACGCAATTGTCAGCCGGGACGCACAGTGTTTTTTGCCAGTGCCGGATACTACTTGAAAGACATTTGGCCCGAAATAGAGTCAGTGGAAATGCATGCTGTGGTCAAAACATTCTATCCAGACGTGCATGTATGCACTCGTGAGCAGCTAAAGGATTTGCCTTGGCGAGTAGATAACTTTGCTGTGGTAAACAATCGTGCAGATCATTGGGTCACTGTGGACGGATTAACTGATCATCTCAAACACTATTGTGCTGTGATGAACCCAGGATGCAGAGTGTTTTACAGTTTTAGAGACACACAAATACACGTCAATAGATTGACCACAGATATGGCAGCATTGTTTTTGAATTGGGCACAAGAACTTGAGTCAATTGGTTTACAGTTGGTATGGCATAGTATTGGATTTGATCACAAGGTGCCAGATCAAAATGGCTACTACAATCAACTTGAAAACTCAGACACCACAAACGGCAATTTAAAGTTTTGGTTTGTTTATAAAGGAACACCTTGGATTGTGGAATCATGAAAATAATTTGTTACACAGGTGGTACCTGTGGAGATGTAATAACAGCATTGTTTGACAGCACAGACACATCCTATCACGGTGCCACGGTGATGATTGATGCAGCCCGTTCGCGCTTTAAAAAACCACAGACATTTGCTGATGATAAGGAAAAAGATCAATATCTTAAACACATGACCGCTAAATATCAATCCATTCCAAGTCATGATTTAGAATATCACGGCAGACAGCGTCACGAGTTTATTGGAATTACTGTGCAAGACTGGAATGTGGCATTATGGGCGGCTCAACGCTTCAAAGACTTACATCGTCCGCATGTGTGGACAGAGATGACTGCTGTTTGTGGTGCAATCACCGTGGAAGATTATGCACAACTGTTGATTGATTTTTCTAATCTTATTGTGCAACACACAGATAAAATCATAACATTAGAATCCATACAAACAGGAACTGCATTGCAAAATCCCATATTACAAAACGCCAACAGAGATTTTTATAAAACTTGGTTAGAAGCACAACAATGAAACAATGTACCATACAGATACGAGACGAAGTAAACATCAAGATTGAAGGCCTGGACTTGGATGCTCGCAAAGCTCTAGTCACGGCTTTTAAATATGAGAATCCGGCCGCACGTTATTTGCCGGCAGTACGACTGGGACGCTGGGACGGCAAGGTAGCATATTTCCAACTGGGCGGGTCAACTTATGTAAATCTGTTGCCAGAGATCATGCCCATCCTGGAACGGTTTGATTATGATATCGAACTAGATGATCAACGTGACTACTCAAACACATTCACGTTTGAATCAGTAACTGAAACAAGTTTCGAACATGTGAAATGGCCTCGGACACATCCTGCCGCAGGTGATGCTATTACATTACGTGACTACCAAGTGGAGATCATCAACAACTTCTTGGCCAATCCACAATGCATACAAGAAGTGGCTACAGGTGCAGGCAAGACCATTATGACAGCAGCCTTGAGCAATGCTGTGACACCTTATGGTCGAAGCATTGTGATCGTGCCCAACAAGAGTCTTGTGACACAAACCGAAGCAGACTATAAGAACATGCAACAAGACGTTGGTGTGTACTTTGGTGATAGAAAAGAATATGGACGACAGCACACTATATGCACATGGCAAAGCCTAAACAACCTGTTGAAGAATACCAAAGCAGGTGTAGGCGACTGCACCATAGGTGAGTTCTTAGAAGATGTAGTGTGTGTTATTGTGGACGAAGTACACATGGCTAAGGCAGATGCACTGAAAACTTTGCTCACAGGTGTGATGTCGACTGTGCCAATTCGCTGGGGCCTGACCGGAACTGTGCCCAAAGAAAAGTTTGAAAGTCAAGCACTGTTGGTCAGCCTTGGTCCTGTGATTGGCCGACTCAGTGCCAGTGAATTGCAACAACAAGGTGTGCTGGCCAACTGTCATGTGAACATTGTACAACTGATCGATCACGTGGAGTATAAAGATTACCAAAGCGAACTTAAATATTTGCTGGAAGAATCTGGACGACTGGACACCATGGCCGATCTTGTGCGCAATGTAAATGAAACTGGCAACACCCTGGTCTTGGTAGATCGTACTGAATGCGGTAGACAACTGGTTGCAAGGTTAGGTGACCGAGCAGTTTTTGTGTCGGGCGCCACCAAAGGATCAAAGCGGCAAGCAGAATATGATGAAGTGGCTGAAGCAACAGATAAAATCATCGTGGCTACATATGGTGTGGCAGCGGTTGGAATTAACATACCTCGAATATTCAACCTTGTTCTTGTGGAGCCTGGCAAAAGTTTTGTTAGAGTCATCCAGAGTATTGGCAGAGGCATTAGAAAAGCAGAAGACAAAGATCACGTCCAAATATGGGACTTGACCAGCACTTGTAAATTTGCCAAGCGTCATTTGACCAAGCGCAAACAGTTCTACAAAGAAGCCAACTATCCTTTCACACAAGAAAAACTGGATTGGATGAAGATCAAATGAAAAAGAAATTGTTAGTTGTTGGCGACAGTTTTATGTGTCAGGACACAAGATACCCTGGACAGCACTGGAGCGAATTACTGCCTGCTTTTGATGTGATTAATTTTGGTCGTGCTGGGTGGAGTAATTGTTTGATTGCACTAACTTTGATGGAGTATGTTTCTATCAACCCACCTGACGCTGTGGTCCTAGGTTTTACGGATCCGTTAAGACTGGAATTTGCAGCACACGGTCGACACGGCCCAGATAAAGATTGGATAACTAGCAATCATACTGGAGCTCTCACTGCAGATGAAAAGTTATGCAGAGATTATTTCACTGTAACTAGAGATTTGAGACTAGAGGTCAATAAATCGGCCATGCTGATTAACAATTTATTAGGCATGTTGAAATCTTTGCAAATTCCTTTTGCATTTAACTACATGATGTTTGAGTCTTTTTTGCCTCAAATCACTGAGCTGCAACACCAGAGACTGAGTCAGTTTCAGACTCAACAAATTACATACAACTTGGCCATGGATGACCGCGATTCCTGGTCAAAATCTGACCCAATGTTTCATGTGCATGACATGAACAAACAAAACAAATTTGCAATGCATGTGGGAAAAGTCTTGACATTACAGTTTGAATCCAGTACAATAAAAAAATGCGAATATTAACCTTAGACAACATTCATTACGACCTAGACCATTTGCCCGAAGAAGTAGATGACATGCGGTTTGCCATCTTAGACAATTCAAACCCACAAGAACCAGACTATCATTTCATTCCCTTGATATTTTTGGAAAGTTTTAATGCGCCTGCCCTGGTGCTACGCATTGGTGAGAACACTATCAAGATGCCCATGGACTGGCAGATACTCATAGGCGAGCCTGAAGTGGGTGACCTGGAAGTATTACCACTGACATCCATAAACGATCGTGGCTTCAAAGTGTTTCAGTTCAATCCACTCACCAGTTTCCGTCCGTCATTCCCAGACATTGAAATCTTGGATGTGTATCATGAGGTATCGTGGTATGCGCCTAAACTAAAGAATGGCCAGTTGCTTTCTGTGCCCCTAAACGATAATCCTGATCCTGACTGTGTGTACTTTGTGAAAGACATCAGTCGCAACTGTGAAATAGTAGACTACAACAAATCATGGTGACACATGGCATACACTGAACCTGAAATATTTGAAATGATCAATCGCTTGGCCAAGATTTACTTGGAAAGTTACCCAGAAGATCAGGCGGGCCTAGAACGATTCCTGCGCTGGGCACATGCTCAATATGGTTACAAGTATGGGAACACTTAAACCCGGCGCCACCTACATCTACGAGCGTGTGGGCAACGAAGTGTATGCTCGTGAATTTGGATCCGATACTAGACAACTCATGGGTTATAGTTACGATCCTGTGACTGGACATCATGTTGATTACGACCGACGCACTGGTGATGGTAGACCACTAGTTGATCATATGCGGGAAGATAAAATGTGGGCGGACATGCGGCGCTTGGCCCAGACCACGCCTGCTTTACAGGATGCCTTGGAACGTGCTATAGTAGTATATAAACTAATCAAGGTAGACAAGTGAGTGATAAACTAAACATTGCAAATGAGATGCGACAACTGGATCGCAAGAACAGAAACTTCTATCGCGAACTCACAGAAGAGGAACGCAAGAAGTTCTCCAACTATCTCATGATTCGTTGGGCGTCATGTGTGGAAGGCTCACGGGACTTGCAAGAGTTTTATTTGATTGCTACCAATGAACGTTTTAACAAACATTTCTTTAACATCAGTCGGCATCCTGAACTGCAATGGCTGTGTGCTACCACAGTGAGTCCGGACATGGGCACACCCAGACACAACTGGATTGCTCCCAAGAAAAAAGAAGCTGGTGCAAGCAGTATGAAAAAGCAGTTGGCAGAATTATTTCCCTTATACAAAGATGACGAAATAGACCTGCTGGCCAAACTTACAACCAAGAAAGAACTTGATCAACACATCCGAGACCATGGCCGAGACACCAAGTGAACTAACCTGCGGCTACTGCAAGAAAACATTTCGACGTGCAGAAAGTCTTGTGGTGCACATGTGTGAACCCAAGCGCCGCAGATCGGAACGATCAGAACGTGGTGTAGAACTGGGCTTTCAATCCTATTTGCGGTTCTATGAGATTGCACAAGGAAGTGCCAGACTCAAAACATTTGATGACTTTGCAGACTCACCTTACTACAGAGCATTTGTAAAGTTTGGTAGATACTGTGTGGGCACAAAGGCAATCAATCCTGCACAGTTTACAGAATGGTTGCTGAAGCACAACAAAAAGATTGACAACTGGGGCAGTGATAAAATCTACACTGAGTACTTGCTAGACTATTTGAAAGTGGAAGCAGTGGCCGACGCACTTGCACGAGCAGTGGAGCATGGCATAGACTGGAGTGAGAAGCATTCAGCGCCGCCACATGATTGTTTGCGTTATGGCAGCACTCATGCCATGTGCCATGCTATCACAACAGGACGCATCAGTCCCTGGGTGATATACAACTCAGAGTCAGGACAGAAGTTTTTAGGTGAACTCACAGCCGACCAGGTCTCCATGATATGGCCTTACATAGATTCAGATATATGGCAAAAGAAATTCTCAGACTATGCCGCAGACGCTGAATACGCAAAACTAATATTGAAACAAGCAGGATGGTAACATGATCAACTCAATAATGAGCATGGGCAAGCACGTCATAGTAGGAGGCGGCAACAGTGCCAGCAACTATATCAACACCGGTGCTGGCATGATGGGTGTGGGTGATCTACGATTTAACACCAGCACTCAACAAATTGAATTCTACAACGGCCAGAGTTGGCAAACATTTATTATGGCACAGGCCACAGTGGGACTCACCGGCACAGCCGAAGCAGCCATTGATTGGGCACTGGATAAAATACAACAAGAAAAGGAAGCTCGGGCCATGTCTGAACAGTATCCTGCTGTGGCAGATGCCATGGGTGCTGTGCGTGAGGCTGAAGAACAATTGAAAACTGTTGTGGCGCTGTGTAGAACATGAGTGCAGACATTGATATTGACGTTCCGGATCGTAGTCGAATATTAGAACTGATCCAACACACACCTGCTAGACAGGTTGTGGATGGCCGGCCACGTAAACATAACTCTGGTATCTACATCACAGACATTCCACAAGATCCTGAACATGGCTGTGCTGCCATTGATTATGAGTCAGCAGAACAGCGTGGCTACTTTAAAATTGACTTGTTGAACATGAGTGTGTATCAGTTGATCCAGGATCCTGCACACTACGATACCATGTTGTCAGCCGTACCTCCATGGTCACGACTGTGGACAGACAGACCCTGGGCCGGTCAGTTGGTACATATAGGCAATTATGTGGATTTGTTGACAGCGATGCAACCCGACTCAATACCCAGGATGGCTGCTTTTATTTCAATCATTAGACCGGGCAAAGCACACCTACAGCGAAAGTCCTGGGATCAAGTGTTTGCTGAAGTTTGGGATGGAGATGAGTCGCGTGGGTATACGTTCAAGAAGTCACATGCTGTGAGCTATGCAGCCTTGGTGACCTTGCACATGAACTTGCTTAATCAAGCCGACGCACAAGGGTGATTGATTTACGCTTGCTCTTTTTACGAACAATGTCTATTAGACTGCACACAGGCCCGTGCAAGATTTCAAGATCTTTGTTTGAGAATGTGCGTAGTGTAAATTTAAAGCGGTCCCAGTCCCCGCGCAGGAATATGTTGATGGGTATGCTGCGATTGCTTTCCCACCACCAGGTGTTGGCCAAATCTAAAAAATCCAGTTTGTCTTGTTGTGCAAGCACAGCACCAAAGTCGTAGATGGTTGTGACAGCATCGTCCCGGTTTTGCACCACACCCACATATTCCTGACTGGCGTACACGCACAGAGTTATAAAGGGATATTTTTCCGCCAGTTTTTCAAAGATGTTATTGCCCATAAATACGTTTTGAGGATCCTATGTATTCAACCACCATTTACTTATATCAACAAATCATTCGGGTATTATTGATTGACACCAGTGGTGGATACTTTACTGCGAGGTACGACCCAGTGTATGCAAAAACTTTAACTGTTAACAAAGGTGTAGACAACGTGCTGTTGTTTGAATTCATCAACCAAGACCAAAAACCTGTGAACATCACAGGCAGCACATTTAGATTTAGACTGCTGAACCAAGCAGGTGACAGATTGTTGATCGAAAAAGACATGACTGTACTTAGTGCCAGTTTGGGCCGGGTCAAAGTTGTGCTGGACACTGCGGATACCATCAATATTCTTGCGCAACCTGGCAGCTACAGCATACAACGCTCAGCCGGCAACTATGTGCAGGCAGCATTTACAGATGCCAATTCAGGTGCCAGAGCTGACTGCGATATTGTGGACAGCGTATTGCCCGAATTCATGGCCAGCCAACCTGTGACAATTCCCACAATTTATGGTAAAAACTCCTGGCCACAGCCTGGACCGCAATCATGGCCAGACTGGGCACTGCAACCACAACCACAGTCCCGCAACTACTTGACCGAATACTATTCCAGCGAAATCAACACCACTGGCTCCAGTCTCACCACAATCAAGTATGATCTGGAACACTATACCGGCACAGTCAAAGTGCAGGCCGCACAAGATTATGAATCCGTTTGGATGGATGTTACAGAAAGTCGTGAGTACTTTGATGAGACCAGCACCCAGTATATCAACGTAGTGGGATTTCATCCCCTGCTGAGATTGGGACTGAACAACAGTCAAGGCTATGGTGCCTCAGCCACTGCTACTGTTGTTGATGGTGTGGTCACCGGCGTGTCAATTACCAACGCAGGCCTAGGATACATGGCCGCACCGTACGTTCAGTTGCTGGGCAATGGTGCCGGTGCCACAGCCGTTGGTGCACCATTTGTAGGCCCAAGTGGCATTGGTGCAATCACAGTGACCAACGGTGGATCCGGATACTTGCCCTTGAATTTTGGCGGCACCGAAGCACAGGCAGTGACAGTGTTGATCACAACTGGCTACGTTACCAATATCTTTTATCGTTAAGCATTGCATTTGCGTGACAAATCTGTTACAATCAACAGATGCTTGATATCCTTGCTTACCTACCTGCCAAAAAGAAACCCACGCCTTCGGGTTGGTTGAGTTTCAATGCGGTATGTTGTCAGCACACAGGTGGCACACAGGATCGACGTGGACGTGGTGGACTCAAAGCTACTGAGGCAGGATGGAGTTACCACTGTTTCAATTGTGCATACACAGCCAGTTTCATATTAGGTCGGACCGTAAGTTATAAAGCCCGAAAGCTCTTGGGCTGGTTGGGAGTTTCAGAATCAGAAATAGAAATGCTGAATCTGGAGAGTCTGAGACATCGAAGCATTAATGGCATTTTGGAAGATCGACAGCAAACATGGAATACTCTGACAGGTATCACATTTGAAGAACGAGACTTGCCACCATACGCTGAATTGCTAATGCCCGAACATGAATTGCACTGGGACTATGTGCGTGGTAGACATGTGCCTGAAGATTTTCCGGCCATGGTACAGATAGAGAATGACGGGGTGCATTGGATTCGACCTCATGTGGTAATTCCATTCACTCATGATAACAAGATTGTGGGATACACATGTAGATTCTTAGACAACCGACAGCCCAAATTCATCAGCGACAGTCAACCAGGATATGTGTTTGGTGCAGACTTGCAACCGTCAAACTGGCAGCACATGATAGTTGTGGAAGGCATCTTTGATGCACTCAGCATTGGTGGTGTGGCTGTGATGCACAACACTGTGTCAGACGCACAGGCCAGATTGATACGCAGCTTGAGTCGAGAAATAACAGTAGTTCCAGATCAGGATCAAGCCGGCATTGATTTGATTGACCGTGCTGTAGAACTGGGTTGGGCAGTGAGCATACCTGAGTGGCCTGCGGGTTGCAAGGACGCGAATGATGCTGTGATAAAGTTGGGTCGATTGGGGGCTCTACTAACTATAATGCAATCAAGAGAAACCAGCAAGATCAAGATAGAACTAAGGAAGAAAGCACTTGTTAAAAGAATACGGACTTGAAGTTCAACGATTATTTCTAGAAATGATGTTGGAAGATGCACAAAGTTATGTGCGTGTGCAGAACATCTACAACCCGCAGAACTTTGACAAAAGCCTGCGAGCCGTGGCTGAGTTCATCAAAGAACATTCGGACAAACACAAGACCTTGCCTGACCGCATGCAGATCTCTGCCACCACAGGCGTTAAACTACAGGCAGTACCTGATCTGAACGAAGGCCATTTTGATTGGTTTATGGTTGAGTTTGAACAGTTTACCAAGCGCCAAGAACTAGAACGTGCAATTCTCAAGGCAGCAGACATGCTGGAGAAAGGCGACTTTGAGCCTGTGGAAAAACTGATCAAGGATGCGGTACAAATCTCTCTGACTCGAGACATGGGCACAGATTACTTTGCTGACCCAGCAGGCCGTATCAACAAGTATTTCAACTCAGGTGGGCAAGTGTCAACAGGTTGGCCACAACTGGATAGATTATTGTATGGCGGGTTTAGCCGTGGTGAACTAAACATCTTTGCCGGCGGGTCAGGCTCAGGCAAGAGCTTGGTCATGATGAACATTGCATTGAACTGGTTGCAACAAGGCTTGAGCGGTGTGTATATCACACTGGAACTGAGTGAAGAACTCACAAGTCTACGGACTGACGCGATGTTGACCAACATGAGCACCAAAGACATTCGCAAGGACATTGACACCACAGAACTCAAGGTCAAATTGGTGGCCAAAAAGTCGGGCAACTATCAAGTCAAAGGCCTGCCGGCACAAAGCAATATCAACGACATACGTGCATATTTGAAAGAGTATCAAATTCAAACAGGCAAACGTGTGGACTTTGTGATGATTGACTACTTGGACCTGTTGATGCCTGTGAGTGCAAAAGTTTCGCCCAACGACCTGTTTGTGAAAGACAAATATGTTTCAGAAGAGTTACGTAACCTTGCCAAAGAACTGGGATTCTTGATGGTAACAGCTTCGCAGTTGAATCGATCAGCTGTGGAAGAAATTGAATTTGATCACAGTCATATTTCAGGTGGTATATCTAAAATCAACACAGCAGATAACGTGTTTGGTATCTTTACTTCACGTGCCATGAAAGAGCGTGGCAAGTATCAGATACAGTGTATGAAGTCTCGAAGCTCGACCGGCGTTGGTCAAAAAATTGATTTGGAGTACAACATTGAAACAATGCGCATTACTGATGAAGGCGGAGAAGATGGAGATGCTTATTCAAAGAAACCATCTGCATCAATTATGGACTCGATCAAGGCCCGCAGCCAAGTTAGCCCGGCTGGAGATGACGCAAACAGCTCTCCATGGGACAGTGCGGAGCCTGCCAAAGTTACAGCAGACGTTCAAAGTGCAAAACTAAAACAACTGTTGGGAAAGATTAAAACTGGATAATGACCAATTGTATTGATGCATTTAAAAGTTTAAACATTGCAGATTACAATGGTTCTATTTTTGTGTCTCCGTGTTGTATATCCCCACCGGTTAAATCTAAAACTACTGATTTTAAAAACATACAATATTTGAAAGATATTAGAGATTCTTGGACACAAGAGATTTTTCCGACCCCATGTCATGCATGCAAGGTAGCAGAGTCAGCTGAGATGAGCAGCCGCCGAATTGGTAGCAATCAATGGTACAATGACAACGGATACAATAATACTGATGTTGAATTAATAAAACTCGATTATTGGGTAGGAGACACTTGCAATTTACGTTGTACTATATGTGGTCCACATTTTAGTAGTGCATGGAAACAAGAATTAGATGTATCGCCGGCGCTTAAAAAATCTGTAACAAACTATTTTTGGAAACAGATGGACCTGTCAACTGTTAGATGGGTTCATTTCAATGGCGGTGAACCTTTGCTGAGCAAGACTCATTTAGAATTTTTACAGACGTTGCCAAGCAAAGAACAAGTGCATATTAACTACAACACAAATGCAACCATACTACCAGATCAAACATTATTGGATCTTTGGCAGCAGTTTAAATTAGTACAAATTGATTTTAGTATAGATGATATTGGGCAAAGATTTGAATATCAACGATACCCAGCCAACTGGACACAAGTAAAGGATAATTTACAGTGGTACATCGATCATGCTCCGCATAATTGTATGTTTGCAGTCAATACCACTGTAAGTGTGTTAAACTATTCTAATTTAGAAAATTTAGATTTATGGCTAACCAATAATTTTTATGTGTCTAGATTTACCGATGCTATAGAACATAGAAAACAAATGGCCAGTGGGTTATTTGCGCTTGATGGGGCGCAACAACGAATTCACAAAATCAAAAGATTTCTAGAATCATGTGATGCACGTCGTGGCACAAACTGGCAAATAACATTTCCTGAGCTTGTTGAATATCTCAATTAAGCCGCCGTGGTCACAGCAGTCCATGTGGTGCTACCGTTAGTATTTACATACATTCTAGTGCTGGTTGAGCTACCGTCTGTGCGCAAATACAGTGATCCTTGGGCGGCACTCAATGTTGGTGCACCAGATCCAAAGAATACGCCAAGATTGGCCACACTAGAAAACTTGTAGCCGGCGCCAGCAGTGCCACCAGCAGGCACAGCAGTTCCAGACAGTATGGTGGCTGCACCTACAGCAGATACCACGGCACCAGATAACACATTACCACCTGTGATGTTGCCTGACACATCAACAGCACCAGTGACATTAACGCCATCTTCAATGTTCACAAAACTGGAATCGTCTGATCTGATGTTGTTAGTCACAATCATTGGTGTAGTAACTACGTTGACCGCAGTTATATTGTTACATGTGATATTTCCAGTAACCACTACCCCTTGTTCAACATTTAATCCATCTTCTATTGTGACAAAACTTGAATCATCAGATTTAATATTATTGGTCACAAGCCTTGGTGTAGTAACTACGTTGACCGCAGTTATATTGTTACCAGAAATATTGGCAGTAGTGCTTAATTGTCCATCACTTAAAATGTTACCACCTGTGATATTACCAAGTGCAACAACTTGATTACTAGTAGTTAAATTACCAGCAATAACGTTGCCAGATAAACTGACGTTACCAGTGGCATTGATAAATCCGCATGTAACATTACCTGTTGCACTGATTGTACCACCAGTTCTTATATTACCTCCAGTGACATTGCCAGTGGCAGTAACAAGTCCATTTAAAGTAGCATTAGCACCTGTAATATTGCCAGTTGCGTTTACGTATCCTGTAAAATTTGCACCAATGGGAGTAAACACTATTACGTTAGCGGTAGGACCAAAGGTTGCTTGAATATTACCACTTGGTATGTCTACGGCCAGTTGAGTAGTGCCTGACACAATTTGTGTTAATTGTGTTACGCCAGTCAGTTGTGAACCATTGCCAATAAAATAATCACCAGTGATGTTGCCAGCTGATGACACTACCCCCGCAGTAAGAATATTGCCACTAATGATGTTGCCAAGTGATGATACTACGCCAGCAGTAAGAATATTACCACCAGTGATGTTGCCAGTAGCACTTACTACTCCGGTGACATATTCACCAGTCGCCGCAAACACTGCTACATTACTTGTGCCAGCAACATTTATTCTAATATTAGCATTGGCCAGTACAGCAATATTTGATGTACCATTTGTTATTACTGGTCCAGCATTTGCAGTAATACCAGTCAACAAGGATCCATTACCAATGAAATTTTGGCCACTTACAACATTACCAACCACTGTCACATCATTGGTGTAATAATTTAACGGACGATTCAAATCAAATATAGTGATATTACTGCCGCCTGTGGTGGTCAAAAATCCAAATTCGTATGTGCCAGCTTGAGCAAAAGTAATCACATTGCTGGCAAAACCTTGAATGCCAGTCACACCGTTGCTGACAGCCACGGGCAGGGCCATGGTGCGCCCTGCTTGATCCACGGTGATTTGAGTGCGTATCATGCCTGCTGTGCCTGCTGTGGGCCAGGTGTTGGAATCAAATCCCAGGCTGATGTTGCCGGCCATGTAAATGCTTTGATAATGCCCTGCATTGCAATCGATGTTGATGGTGCCCGAAGTGTTGGCAATGGCCACTGTGACGCCAGAAAACCCGCGGATTTGTGCATTGTACATCACATTGTTGGCCAAGTTGTTGTCCAGTGTAGTACCAGTCAGCGCGGCTTTGAGCAGTGCTTTGCTCTGCAGATCAGTTATTTCATCGGCTGCGTATTGAAAATTTGTTCGGGTGTTGGTAAAATTGTCACGCATGCCTTGAGTGTTGTTGCTCACGCCTGCAATGGGGTAATTTCCGTCAATGTCGGTGGGGTTGATCTGGCTGGTCATACTGGTTCCTTGTGTTAGATATTTATTGTAACTGCGTTTCCACTAAATAATCCAAAGGCCCTTGAGCAGATGCAAAAGAAGACTAAAAGTATATTGGAAGAACTGGACAGCTTGTACATCGAGCGTGATCGCCAGTCGGTGATCGAAACTCGTGCCAGTAATTTGATTGAAACAGCCATTCGTTTGATGGAACAAATTGACGCTGAGTACAGCCCAGAGCAAGCAGAAAATCTGCAACGCAAACTGCTCAACGCTATCAAACATCGTGACACCGGCAAGTTCTCAAGGTCTGTAAGGAGAACTCATGCAGATATATGAACTTACCTCTGGTAAAAGAAACTTAAAAGAATACGACCCCAGCAGATCTCCACCTGGCACACCCAATTATGCCACAGGTGTTGGCCCGGGTGTGACACCACAAATGACTGCCACTCCTAGCATGAAAACGGACCCACAACCTGGACCAGCACCGCAACTGCCCGCACCTGCAACTGATGCTGTGACACCAGTGGCATCAGTGGCATCAGCCCCTGAACTGGAAGTACTTGATGCACCAAAACAGTTGGCAGGACCAAAGTCTACAGCGGCAAAACAAATTGGCACAAATTATGATCCTAATGTGGTTGATGTTGTGGCCAAAGAAAAATCTCCTCAACCGGTCTTGGCAGCACCTGCTCTAACTACTGCACCTGCTCCAGA